CTATGCAGCCTTGGCGGGTTCAATTCCATCCCGCTCGGCGACCCGGGCGGCCTGCCAAGCGTCCACCTCGGCCTCAATCCAGCCTACCGCGTTGCCGCCAAGCGGCACAGGCGCGGGGAAGGTGCCGGCGCTGATCCGGTCATAGATCGTGGTCTTGCTCAGGCCCGTGCGGCGCTTGACCTCGGGCATCTTGATGAAAACGAGCGGCTCGGTAGCCATGTTGTCCTCCTTCAGTTCGTTGCCAGCACAGCGCGCAGCTGCTCGGTGGCGGTGTTCATGCGAACAGGTCCAGTTGGGCCGGCAGCGCCGGTGCGCACGGCCGTGCCGGCCGCGGGGTGGGGGCAGTGGCACGCCTGCGTGCGTGCTGCGCAGCGTTGAAGGCGAACCACCACCCGTGGGCGTCGCGGCGGGCACGGCATTCGGTGATGAACACCCGCGCGGTGTGCTTGGCCTGTGCACCGGTGAGCAGCTGGTCAGCCATGGCGTTGACCCCGGATTTCGATCCGCCTTGACTCGGTGTTGCGGAACGGGCCGTGGATCTGTGCTGCTGCCTGACAGTAGGCGGCATGCGCTTCTTGCTTGTCATGAAAGTAGCCAAGGTGGATGGTTCGCTTTCCCTTCATGATCTTTGCCCTCCAACGGCCCATCTGGATCGACCAATCAACACCTCGCAGACCGGAGCGGCCCGGGCGAGACTTGGCACTGCACTGGTTCTCGCTGTTGTTCGCGAGCCGTAGGTTCACGGGCCGGTTGTCGGTCTTAATCCCGTTGATGTGGTCGATCTGCATTCCATCTGGCGGCCAGTAGCCGGTGTGAAGCGCCCACGCTACCCGATGGGCGGCCAGCTTCACTTGATCTACCTCCAACCGTACGTATCGGTTGCGGTCCTGTCCGCCAGCCACATCGCCAGCCTTAGCGCCATTTGGTCTTCCAACCAACCAGTGCAGCAGTCCAGTATCTGCGTCCAGCCTCAGCAGCTCCCGCAGTCGCTCCATCGGAATCTTGTTCATTCCGAACTCCCTTGCGGGGCGGCGTAGACGGGATGCCTGCCGATTCCGAGATGCAGGCCGGTCATGGTCATTTCCACGCGAGACACCTTGTCGGCGAAGTGCTCGATGTAGGCCACCGGCTCCCCCACCGGCTGGCGGGCGTCACATTTAGCTATGTAGGCGGCGTATACATGTGCGAAATCTGATGAAACGTTGTGTAGTGCGGCGATGGCAGAATCTCGCACATGACGGGGTATAGACACCCATTCCTTATCTGAGCCTATAGCTACGCTGGCTTGCAAGCCGCGGATTTCATCTGCAACATCCCGGCGAGGCTTTATGACTAAATTTGACTCAACCGGCTGGCGGGCGGCAACGGTCAAGGAATCCTTTACGGTTGCGCCTTCCGGCTGGCGGGCGGCGAGCGAGTCGCGCAGCAGTCGCTCCAGCACATCGACGCCCTTGGCCCAGCCATTGATACCTGCGGTCGGTAGCGCATCCTGCAGGCGCTGCAGCACTGCGCGGTCGTCGTCGCTGATGGACACGCCGACACCCTGACCACCCGGGGAGGGCTGGACATTGGCGAATGCAGCCGCTGCCGATTCAGTGCTGAACCGCGAGCTGGGCGCGTTGGCGATGGCGGCGCCCATTTCTTCCGGGGTGACGGCCATTCCGAAGCGCTCGACCACCTGGCTGACTTGGTTGAACCTACGCCCCCCTACCAGCAGCGCCGGCCCATCCCCGCGCAGCTCGCGCACGCGGTTGGCTACGTCCATCTTGCTCATGCCCGGCTGGCCGAAGAGCGCTTCGGCGATCTGTGCGTCGAGGCGATCATGGGCGCCGTCTGCCATCGTGGTGTTCATGCTTCGATCCTCTTGAAGGTGATGGCCCATACCCACGGGTTGCTGTCCCAGGACGATTCGCCGTAGACCTGGTTCCACAACTGGTGGAACGCCCATTCCGGGTGGTCACAGGGGCCGGGCAGCCATCCGCCGGCCTTGGTCTGCGTGAGCCCTTCCGCGATGGCATCGGCCTCGCTGATCGCCTGTAGCCGCTCCACGCGCACGTCGGTGATTTCCAGTAGCAGGCGGCAGGCACGCCGCGGCATGTGGATGCTCGGACACCACGGGGATCGCTCGCCGTCATCGACATGGACAACCTCGATACCATCGGCGCGGTAGTGGTAGCGCTCCGGGTCCGACCACTGATCCCGTTCGTCGTCCCACGCATGGCACCACGTCTCCCGCACCCACAGACGGTCGCCGGGCTGGCCGTAGGGGCAGGCCAAAACGCGGTCGGTGTCCGGGCCAGCCGCCAGCGCCCACCACAGACCGTTCTCGTCCTCCGCGCCCCAGTTTCTCGGATCGTCCTGGTCGTCGCCGGCACCGCCGATGAAGTCGAATGCGGGCGGAACCTTCACCGCGCGACGGGTCTGCGTCTTCTGCCCGGCCAGGATGGCGCGCACCATGGCGCCGTTGAACAGAATGGGGCGTTCCTTGGTCATGCCTTTTGATCCTTCTGTTGGTGCCACTGAATCGAATGGATGCGACGCTCTGCCTTTGGGCTGAAACGGCGCGGTCTAGCTGCGGATCGCAGCCAAGGGAAGCGGGTGTGAACGCGCCGCATCAGGCGATGGCTGCTGGCGTGTTGCAGGTGGCCGGCAAAGCTGGCGATGCGATTGGCCATGTCACGAAAGTCGGCCGGCGTGCCACGCAGGCGGTCGCCCTGGACGTGCTGGCCTTCCCACTCCGCCAGCGCCGTATGCAGATGGCCAACGACGCGGCGGCGGGCCAGCGTGTGGGTCGGGTAGATCACGTAACCAAGGAAGTCCAGGCCGTCGGTAAGGCGGCAGAGGTTCTGCTCGGCCTTCAGACGCAGCCCGAGCTGATGCCGCAGGAAGGCTTCAATCTGGTCACGCCAGGCCGCCAGTTGCTCGCGGTCGTGGTGAAACAATACGAAGTCATCGACGTAGCGCAGGTAGCGCTTGGCCTTGAGGGTGTGCTTCGCGAACTGGTCAAGTGCGTCCAGGTAGACGTTGGCGAAGAACTGGCTGGACAGGTTGCCGATCGGCAGGCCTCGCCCGGCCGGCGCATTGGCGAGGCGCTTGTGCGGCGGCACCTGCGCCTGCTCGGCGGCGGTGGCGCGGTACTGGACGCCGGCGTGCAGCGGCGACCGGCGCAGCAGGGCATGGGTGGCCCGCTGGACGACCAGCGGTGCGCCGCGGCGGCGCAGGCGGGTGCGAAGCATCCGCCACAGGGTCGGCCGGTGGATGCTGTTGAAGAAGTTGGCCACGTCCAACTGCAGATACCAGCCGCCGCCTTGGCCGCTGTGCACCTGCCGCACGAACTGCTGGGCCCGGCGCACCGCCGCATGGCTGCCGCGTCCCTTACGGTTGGCATAGCTGTCGTGGATGAACGTCGGCTCCCACAGCGCCTCCAGCTGCGGCACCAGCCAGTGGTGCACAACCCTGTCAGCGAAGTCAGGCGCATGGATCTCGCGGGCCTTGGGCCGTGTGGCCACGAAGCACGTCGAGGGCCGCGGCTGCCAGCGGCCGGCCAGCAGCTCGCGCTGCAGCCGCAGCAGGCCATCGGCCCAGCGGTGGTCGAATCGCAGCTGGTTGAAGCTTGGAATCTTCTGGCGGCGCGCACGCCGCCAAGCCTGATACAGCTCCTGCAGGCCTACCTCTCCCTGAAACTCACCGGCACGACGCACGGCCAACGCGAACCCGTTGTTGTTGCGGTGGTTGTTGTTGACGTTGCCGTTGTTGAAATTGACGTTCCACGCGGACGCCGAGGACCAGGCGGCCGCCTCCCCATACACTTGCGACCAGGCCGCGCAGCCCGGATGCGGATAGCGCGGCTTCGTCATGAGTTGGCCCCCGCAAGGGCGGTACGGGTACTCAGTTTCTTGCCACGCTGCGCGACGCCATTGGCTTGCGCACTCTGGGCATGGGAGACTTCGCGCAGACGGCGGCGCCAGCCGCCTGCCTGCATGCCAAGCTCTTCGGCCAGGCGGATGAGCATTTCAAACTGGCGGAAGCTGACGAAGGCGCCAACCCCCTTGCCAATCTGCAGGAGCTGCTTGAGGGCGTCGATGTCCCGAACCAGTACCGCCACCCACCGCGCCTGCTCTGCGCGGTCACGCCAGGCGTTGTTGGCGTTGATGAACACCTGTTGGGCACGCGCGCGGAGGTCGCTGCCGATCTGGTAGCGATGGTAGCGAGCGAACTTGCGCACGGCATTCTCGATCTCGACCGCCATGTGTTCGGCGGCCTTGATGATGGGTGGTGGCTGGAAACGGGAGGTCATCGGGAAAGCCTCAGCAGAAAATCAAATCACTGACCGGCACGACGCACGGCCAACGCGAACCCGTAGCCGTCGCGGGGGCCGCTGAGGACGCCGCCGCTGTAGAAAAAGACGAACCACGCGGACGCCGAGGACCAGGCGGCCGGAGTCTTCGACCAGTACCAGTCGTTCTGGATGTCCTTAAAGAAGTCGGTGTTGATGGCCGGCGAGTAGCGGCTGCGGTCGATCAGCAGCTGATACTCCTCGATGGTCGGCAGATCCCAGTCGCTGTGACCGAGCAGGGTAAGTGCCTTGGCCGCCGCTTCGCACTCGGCGTGCGGCACGTCGCTGTCCACGATGCTGGTGGCAGTGAAGGTCAGGCCATGGTCGGGCAGGAACACGGCGACGTGGTCGTTGGAGTCGTCCGGCAGCTGGTTGCGGTCGGCACCGATCTTCTTGAGGGTGATGGGGTTCATGATTGCTCCAGGGAAAGGATCAAAAGGGCCAATTACTGACCGGCACGACGCACGGCCAACGCGAACCCGTAGCCGCCGCGGTGGAGGTCGCCGACGTGGCCGCCGCCGAAATCGACGAACCACGCGGACGCCGAGGACCAGGCGCAGGGCGTGCTGGTCCAGTGCCAGCGCGACAGCACGCCGGGGAACAGCGAAGTGTCGATGGCCGGCTCATGGCGGGTGTCATCGACCAGGGCGGCCAGCTCGCTGCGGGTGGGCGGGCGCCAGTCGTCGTGGCCCAGCAGCCGCAGCTCGCGGCAGGCCTTCTCGCAGTCGGCCTGGCTCATCGGGTCGCCATCGCTGTCGCCGATGGACTTCACGGCCCACGTCAGGCCGGTGGAGTGATCGATCACCGCGACGTGGTCGGTGCGCGGGTCGCTGCCGGCGGCGCCGGTGCCGTCGGCAAACAGCTTCGTGTGGCCGATGGCTACTGCTTCCTCAACGGCCACCTGCTCGGCGGCCAGCTCGATGAAGCCGTTGATGGAGGTGGGAGGGAGGGTGAGCTGGATTTCAGCATCGCCCTTGGTGCGGATGGTGATGGCGTTCAACGTGCGTTCCTCGCGTTGCGGTGGGTATCCGCCGTTAGGCGGCTTGTGAAGGGGTGCACAGGGCAGCCAGGGCTTCCAGCCGCACTGCCTCTGCCATGTAGTGGTCGTGTCGCTCCTGCCGGATTGCCGGCGGGAACTGCACGTCAGTGAGCGCGTGCGCAGCGGCATCTCGGTTGGCCTTGGCCAGCCGCGCCGGATCGTGGTCGAAGATGTCCAACTGCGTGCGCAGCTTCCTGGCCATCGCAGTCTCCTTACGCTGCCTTCGCCGGCTCTTCGACCTTGCGATACGGGTACTTCGCCGGGAACGGCTTGATGTACTTGCCGAAGTGCTTGCCCAGAGATTCCGAATCACGGAACGCTGCGAACTCTGCTGCGTCGAAGTTGGAGTAGTGGTACAGGCTGCCGGGGGCGCCTTCGCCGCGGCGGCTCGTGAATCGGATTGCCAAGGTGCTGGTCCCTGCATCGTGGCAGATGCTGTGAATCTGGGAGGACTCGACGTCCTGCATGTCGATGCGGATTGCCATGGTGGTCTCCTTCGGAATGGGGGCCGGTCTTTCCCGGCAGTCAGCGGCGTTGCATCCGCACCACTCGTTCACCCATGAGCTTTCGCTGGGGCGGGTTACGTCTCCCGCGCGGCCCGCTGCTGCAGCAGCCCCGCCGTGCGGGTTCGATCAGGCCGCGAGCGGATAGCTCTGGCCGTTGGCTGCCGATTGCAGGACGCGGATCGCGGCGGCGAGGATCTCCGGCACCTGGTCGGCGGCATAGAGCTTGGCCCCGCGTTCGGTCGCTACCGGATCGAAGCCAAGCCGACGCAAACCCTCTGCATCGATCTTGAGTGGCGCGATCAAATCCACGATCTCGCCGAGCTTCAGCCTCTTTCCCTCAGCCACCCAGGGCGCGCGGTCCTCCGTCGCTACCGGGTCCGGCACTGCCTGGACGGCTGGCTGCGGCTTCGCGTCGGGCTTGGGCTCCGGCGCCGCGGTTGGCTGCGCGGCCGCAACTGCCAGTTGCTGCGCGCGCCGCTCCTCCTGTTTCCGGATCTGCTCGCGCTCTGCGTCGAGGCGGGCCTGCTCCGCCAGCTGGTGCTGGGCGATACGGGCCGCGATCAGGTTGCGCAGGTCCTCTGCCGACTTCGTGGAGCACAGCTGCACGCGGTCGGGGAACAGGGCGGCGTGGGTGCCGACCTCCATTTCCATCACGCGGATGTTGGCGTGGATCCGTTCGGCCGCCTGGCTGGCATTGACCTTCGCGTTGGCGGCAACGGCATCCACAGCTTCCTGCATGATGGTGAAGGAGCGCTTGCCCTTCATCGCGTCGCCGATATCGGCAATCAGCGTGGCCGGCATCGGGATGGCGTGCTCGCCCAGCGTCTCGTTGATGGCCCGGACGTGGTCCTGCACCGCCCTGCGCGCGGCGTTGCCGATCTCCGTGCGGCGCTCGTCCTTGCGGCGCTTCACCAGCTTCTCCAGCGCAAGGCGCTTCGTGCGGGCTTCCTCGGCTATCGCGTCGATGGTCTTGAACAGTAGGTCGATGCTCTTGGTCTGGCTGAGCGCCTGCTGCTTGGCCGCCTGCAGCTGGTCCTCGATGTCGCCGCACCACTTCACTGTCTTCTCGGCATCTGCGAAGTCCTGGTCGCTGACCAGTTCGGTGCTGATGTCCTTGAACACGGCAATGGCCTGTTCCTTCCACTCGGCCAAGTTCGACGCGGTGACCTTGCCGGTCACCTCGATGAGCAGGGCCGGCATCTGATCCGGACCGCGGCCAGCGGCCACCGGCTCTGCTACCGGCACCGGCTCGTAGGCAGCTACGTCGGCCTCGAACTGCGCCCAGCCGGCCACGATCTTGGCCCGCAGCTCCGGGTTCGGGGTGTACCAGCAGTGGCGCTCCTCGACCAGTTCGTCGCCGGCCCACTTCGATGCCATGAAGAGCACGCGCTCGGCGCCGCTGACCATGGCCTGGTGCTCCATCTGCACCTGGTAGTGCAGCGGCAGGCAGGCGTCGGTGCCATCCAACGGCATGGCCAGACGCAGGTCGTCGTTGAGCGACTTGTGCTCAAAGGCCTTGTCCTCCAGCAGGGTCAGACCGTCGAAGCTGGCAGAGAACTTGCCGTCGACACCGACGCAGGGGTAAAGCTCCTCGCCGATGATGCGCTCGGCCAGTGGCCGGGCGAGGTCTTCGAAGCGGTGGCCATCGGCAAAGCGCTGCAGAGTGCCGGCGTCGTGCTCGAGGGTCGCGCCGGTGGCGAACTCGCGCAGCAACTGGCTGCGGGTTTTATACGGGCTGCAGCCCATCATTGCCGGAGCGTCGCTGGCGTTGAAGTGGCTGGCGCGGTGGGCATGCCACTCCGGGGTGCCCTGGATCAGGTTCACGGTGCGCATGCTCAGCCCTCCACCGCAGTCTGGGTATGGGCGTCGGCGTCGGTAGCGACGTCGCTCTGCGGTTTGCCTTCGCCATCCGTGTCGTCCTTGGGCGGGTTGCGGATCTTCTTCAGCTGGTCTGCGGTGAAGCGCGCACGCGTCTGCAGCGTGGCGATCAGGTCCTCGGCGGACTTCTTGCCGCTGGCGATGATGTCCAGCCACTTCGGCAGGTTGGCCGCGAAGTCGGCTTCGGAGTACAGCGGCAGCTGCTTGTCGGCCTGCCCCTCAATGGCGCCGCGCGCCTGCTCCCCGCTAGCAGCGCCGGCCTGAGGGATATCCATGACTTCTTCGGCGATGGGCATGCCGCGCAGGACGTCCGGGAAGACGTCTCGCAGGGCGAAGGCGCGGGCGCGCATCTGGCGCATGCGCTTCGGGTACTGGGTCCAGGGTCCGGTCTTACCCAGCAGGCCTGCCACCTTGGCGTCCTCCATGCTGAAGGTGCGTACCTCCTCGGATTCACCGCGGCGCTTGACCCGGCACACGGCCGTGCTGCCGTCGTCGGCCTCTGTGATGTACTCACACAGCGGTGAGCTGCGCACCAGCGCAATGACCGCGTCACCCCAGAGGGCAGGGCGACCGTTGATGATGGCGAGGTTCTGCAGCGCCTGCAGCGGCTTCAGGCCGAGCTCGGCGCCCCACTGGATGGCGATCAGGCAGTTCCCTGGCCTGCCCTTGAAATCCTTGGGGACGAAGTCGCTTTCAGCGAGGTAGTCGCAGAACTGCAGCGCCTGGTCAAAGGTCTGCGGGCTGAGGTCGAACTGCTGGCGGGGCTGGGTGGAAAGAGCGGTTTGTTGAGCAACGGCGTTCATCGAATGTCGTCCTTGGGGAAGTTGATGCGGGTGAGCGGAGCCGCGCGGCGGATGGCGCGGCGCTGAGCGAGACCGGCGACGAATGGGCGCCATGCCTGCCGGGCCTCAACCACGGCACGGAGGGCAAAGAACACGGCACATGCGAGCCCCAGCACCACGAAGGAGTCGGCACCGCGCGGGTAGGCGGCCGCTGCCAGCGCTATGCAGAATCCGACCAGCATCGCGTTGAGGGCGGCGGGCACCAGCAGTGCAATCGGATGCCGGATCACGGGACCACCGCCTTTGCCAGGTCCTGCACCAGCAGGACGCCGATGGCGCCAAGCCCCGTCATGCAGGCAGCCATGCCTAGGTAGATCGCCAGATCCTTCAGGACTTCGAGATGCAGCTGGATGGTTTCCCGCTTCACGCTTCACCTCCAAAGGTCATGACCATGCGCGCCCGACGGCAGCGCTCGCTGATTTCGTTCTGCTTCGGGCGGGAGAAGCCCGCCTCGATGAACTCGCGCTCCACCGCCTTGACGTTCAGGCCAGCGCGACGTGCGGCCATCCGGACGGTCTCCAGCTGGTACTTCTGGCTGTCGGTCTGGATGGGGAAGAGGGCGACGGCGCTCATGCGGCACCGCCTTGGGCGCGCTCGACGGCGACGCGGAGGCCAGCAAGGTCGGATGTGAACACAGACGAGGTGAGCCGCGACTGCGTGATGGCTTTCCTCTCGACGCGGCGCGCGACTTCGATCAGGTCGGCCAACTCCTGGCGGAGGGTGAGGAGTTCGGCAAGCAGAATCCTCGCGTGCTCGGCCATGCGGTCGGCTGTAACCTGACGGTTGCCATGCTTGGCAGCTGCCTTGTCAGCCTGCTTCCCATATCGTGCGGCGCGTTCTGCACGATCCTTCAACTGGCGATCCAGTAGATCGAACACATCGACAGGGGCGCTCATGCCGCACGCTCGGCGTCGATCGACAGCGCGAACGGGTTGGGCAGGGCACGGTAGGTGTCGATCAGGGCCTGACGGCGCTTCCGCATCGACTCGACCTTGCTCAGGTCCATGCCGGTGTCGGACAGCTCGTCCGGGAACCCGATCATGGTCAGGGCATGGCGGCGTGCCGCCTCCCAGGCCATCTCTTCGGTGGCGCCAGCGAACAGCGCTGCGCGATAGGCGGTTTCCACGCCGGGCATGCCCAGGCCAGAGTTCTTCAGGTTGCCGATCAGCACCGGGACGTTCCGGCGCTGGCGGCGGACCTCGGCTTCGGGGTGCAGTTCCGTGACGGCGGCCATGGTCAGCACTCCAGGCCGAACAGGCGGTGGCCGAAGGCCAAGCCGGCCGCCGCGGCGAACACGGTCCCGGCGTAGACGGCACCGATCCAGATCCACAGGGGGCGACGCTTGATGCGCATCTCGGGGTCTCCTTGCCCCGGTAGTGGGGCGCAGGAGCAGATTAGGTCCAACCTAATAGACAGTCAATAGGGCAAACCTAATATAAATAGGTTTAGCCTAATTGTTCAGCTTGCATTTAGGAATTCAGTGGTGAGAAGAAGCGAGTTCATGACTCGTGCTCGTGCGGCGATCGCGGTGCGCGGAGACAGTCGTCCCGCTGAGGTGTGCCAGCGCGAAATCGGCGTTACCCACTATCGGTGGCGCTTCGTCAACACGAAGGGTGGTTGCAGACATGCCGAGCGAGAAGGGCAAACATACAGTTGGGACGCACCTCCAGCCGGAGGGCATCCAGGGTCCGAGGCTGGGTGCGCTTGTTCGGCTGAGGCAGTGCTGGCTGATCTTGAAGATTTGGCTGAGCTGATCTGGCATGGCCCGGGGCCGAACCCTCACCTCACGGCCATTGCAGCAGACCCGTGCGCTTCTAAGCCAAACCTACTCGTGCAGGCTTGGCGGTGTCTGCGAAGTCGGCTGCTTCATCGCTAAAGCAGAGCGCTGTGTTGCATCTTATCAGCGGACCTTGGTTACATCTCGGCTGCCGCAGACGGAGCACCTCCAGCCGCCGATCTTGATCGTTGCAATCAGCCATACGATCAGCCATATCCCAGCCGTGAGGATGCTGAGAACAAGATGCAGTAGGTGCGACGTGCCAGGGCGGAAAACCACATTCCGTGTCTTGCAGGATCGGCAATAGCCGCTCTTCCGTTCGTCTGCCATGACAATTTCCTTAGAACTTCTTGAATCCCCAGGCAGCCAATACCCTGCCTGAAATGAAGAGCTGATCGATTTCTCCAGCGGGTACAACCTCTGGCTCATACGCCGGGTTGGTGCTACGAATCAGCACTGATCCATCGCGGCGCAGTTGAAGGCGCTTAACTAGCGGTCGGCCCTGCCAGTTCATGACGTAGATCGAATCCGTGTCGAAATCCTGGACGCGACTATCAACGAACAAGATGTCGCCATCGCTAATGTCACCAGTCATGGAATCACCGCGTGCAGTGATCACGCGAACAGCGTTGCGCGGCGCGCGCAGGTTCTGCTCGGCCCAATCTGCAGCCACATCAATGTAGCGAACAACCTCGGGATGATCTGGCATGAATCCACCGTCTCCTGCGGAAACAAACCCCTCAAGCAGGGGGAAGCGAACATAGCCAACCGGGGTCTCACTCGTTGCGACCGAACGTTCGCCTACGGAGTCTGCTGGTGCCTCGTCTCCAAAGTACAGCGCGTTGAAGTCCTCCCCGTGGTCGTCTGCGATGGCCTTGCTCGTGGGGATGTTCGGCTTGTACTCGCCGTTGAGCCAGGCGTTCGCCACAACGTTTGACACCCGGTACTTGCGCTGCAGGTAAGCGCCTGCCCCCCTGCGGGGTTGGCCGTGACGGGCGAGAAGGGCTGCTAGCCTCGCGCCGAACGCTTCTGCTTGCTTGTTGGGCTTGGTCTTAGGCATCACCTAACAATGCCCGATAGCAAATTAGGCTTGCCCTGTTGACTCATGATTAGGGTAATCCTAAGATGCGGTCTCATGGACACCATCGCCCCCATCGATAGAGCTATTCGGGCAGCCGGGACGCAGCAGCGCTTGGCTGAAATCCTTGGAATTCGGTCGGCCTCCATCAGCGAATGGAAGGTTCGTGGAGCGGTGCCAGCATATCGGTGCATTGCGATCGAACTCGCTACAGGCGTGAGCCGCCACGACCTGCGCCCGGACGTGTTCGGTCCGCCGCCGGATGCCGAAGGGCAGGGGGTGGCCGATGCTGCCTGACTTCTTCAAGCCTGACGCTCTGTCGTTCGGGCGCGCGGGTGCGCATGTCCATGACGACAGCGGGAACATTCCGTTTGACGAATTCCTCATGCCCCTCACAGTCGGCATGGCCGTGCACTTCAGGCGCATGTCCATCAACCCAGCATGCTTTGAAGTAGTGGGAGCAGCTTGCCTGACTGCGCAATCGCAGCATCGACTGCCTTTAGTGCGAGGTGTTTTGTGGTCTCGGCAGGCAGCTTGCGAAGCTCATCAACGTATCGCTGCTTTTGAGGCTGATCTAGATCAGATCGAAGGACCATCAGTTCGAGCATCTGCTGGAGGGATTCAGCATGAATCTTGATCTTCATGGACCCCAGTTCTTCGGTAAGTCCTCCGTCCTCGCTCAGGTAGTCGAGCCCTGCAGACGTGATGTGCGCCCCGCCCAAGGCGAAATCGCCATCCAACATGCGCGAAATGTGAACGTCAAGCAGCCCGTGGTCCTTCAGGTACTGGATCTCAACGATGGCGTCATCGACCTCATCGCCCAGCGCGGTAGACAAATTTACGTGTTGCGGATTTGCGTCCTCCGCGAGTCTCAGGATGCGCATCAAACGTTCCTTGTTCACCTTGGCCATCTGTCGCCCTCCTTGCGGGCTGTTCGTCGGGAAGCAGCAGCGTACCGCAAGGAGGGCGGCACCCTCAGCGTCACGCTTCGACATCGATGCCGCCCCACAGCCAGAGGACCTGGCCGCCGCCGTCAGGCACTGGCCCAAGGTCGGGCAGGTTGAGAGGGAAGGCCTTCGCCTTCCCATCCACCCGCCGAAGCACAAAGGGCTTCCCGCACAAGCGGACCAGCGTCACCACGCCGTCCCTGGCGCTGCTTTCTGAGTAGTTCATCTCCATGGCGCAGATGCTGCGCCGGCCCACCAGCCCGATCCACGTTCACGAAACGGTCCAATGAACATCACCGACGCTGCGCACAAGACTGTAAAGGACTCACCCGGCGGAGCCGAAGCGCTGGCAACGCGTTTGATCACGACCAACGACAAGGGCGAAGAGAAGCCTATGTCGGGGGCGGTCCTTCGTAACAAGGTCAACCCGAACAACACCACGCACAAGCTGGGCTGGGAAGAAGCCAGCGAGATCATGGGGCTGACCGGTGACCACCGGATGTTGTTCGCGCTGGCGGCCGAGCACGGCTACGGCGTCCACCGCCTGGAGCTTCCGGACGAGGTCGGCTGCTTGACCAGCACCATTCTCGAGACTGCTGCGGTCAAGGGGCAGTTCGCTGAGCTTCTGCACGAATGCCTGAAGGACAAGCTGATCACCGAGAACGAGTTCTCTGGCCTGCAGACAGCTGCGGCAGCAGTGCAGTCGGCCCTGATCGTACTGATGTCCCGCCTGCGCGAGGCCAAGGGCCAGGGGCAGGTGCTTTGAGGAACGCGAACACTCCGAGCGCGTAACTGCCTATCAGATCGCGGCAGTTAGAGCGCATCGCCGCACATCTGTCATCACGATGACGGCATACACAGCGAGGCTCAACCATGAATCTTCCCGCACGCAACACCGATCCCGACACCAGCCATGAGGCTGCGCGCCACATCGTGGATTCTGGCGCTCGCAAGGCCCAGCAGCAGCGCGTCGCCGCTGCGGTTCGACAGCACCCCGGGCTGACCAGCCGCGAACTGGCTGACGCCGCTGGCATGGACAGGCACATGGTCGCGCGCCGGCTGCCCGAGCTGGAAGCGGACGGCCTGGTGGTCCACGGCGCCCCGCGCAAGTGCCGCATCAGCGACATGAGGTGCCAGACCTGGTTGCCAGTATTGGACCACGACGAGACGCCGCTGGCGGCCTAGCCACAGTCTTGCCGCTCTCCTAACCCCGGGTAGCTCCCGGCGGGACAGCCCGAGCCTAGCGGGTTGGAGAGGCGGCTTCATCTAGGCACCTAGGAGCAAACGCAATGAATGACAAATTCAACTGGTCAACCACCGACGCCGACACGATTGTCGTTCCCAGTGTGCGCGGTGTGGCCGTGTATGAGAACGACCGCGGCGACGTGGTCATTCGCCAGGAAGCAGGGCCGTTGGATGACGAAGATTCCTTCGTGATCGTACCCAAGACGTTCCTGCCGGTCTTGATCAAGGCCATCCAGGCAATCGACGGCGAGGGCTAAGCAGTGGCCGGCGACTGGATCAAGTTCGACGTAACCACGCCCGACAAGCCCGAGGTGGTGAAGATGGCTGCCGTGCTGGGCGTCGACCAGGATGCAGTCGTCGGCAAACTGCTGCGCGTTTGGGTGTGGGCCGATCAGAACTCCATCACCAGTAACGGTGGATGTAACGGTGTCACCGTTACATCGGCGTTTCTTGATCGGCTCACCTTCTGTCCTGGCTTTACCGAGGCGATGCGATCTGTCGGTTGGCTCGTTGGCGAGGACGGCAACCTCTCTCTGCCGAACTTCGAGCGACATAACGGAAAAACCGCGAAGGAGCGGGCAGTTACGAATCGCCGCGTCGCGAAGAGTAGGGCTGGTAAAGGGTCGGGCAACGGTGAAGGCGTTACGGATGTAACGGCGACACCGTTACAAAAACCGTTACCAGAGAAGAGAGAGAGAAGAGAAGAAGCTATTACTCCAGATACATCACTGCACGCCTTAGAGATCCCTGAGGGGATGACCTCTGCGGGCTGGGCGGGCGTGCTGATGAAGCGCGCTGGTTGCCACACGGCCAGTGCCAGCCATCCCGACCTGATCGCCGCCGTTGACGTTGAGGGCGTGCCGTTCCAGATGCTGGTCGACATGGTCGAAGAGGGCAGGGCTCGTGCCCCACCGCCCAAGAACCTATTCACCTGGGCCATCGCCGCCGCGCGAGGCCGACACGCCGAGGGCGCCAAGCCCGTCAACTCGAGCAACGGATCGAACCATGGAACACGTCGCCTCTCACCTGCCGAACGCACCGCGCAGTTTGCCCTCGAAGGCGAACTCGCAGACGCCGCAGACGCCGCCACCTTCGCAGGCACCGGCCACGGCTATGCGGACGCTCTGGGTGCGGATGGCTGAAATCTACGGGTTCAAGTGGTCCAGCGCATACGGCGAGAACCCGAACGTCGGCGCCGCGGTGACGTGGGCGAAGGGCTTGGCCGGCTTGAGCGGCCGTCAGCTGGCCGACGGCCTGGCCGCCTGCATCGCCAGTGCAGAGCCGTGGCCACCGACGCTGCCGCAGTTCCGGATGATGTGCCTTGGCATCCCGCCGTTCGACGCCGTCCGTGCCGACACGAGCAAGCAGGACGGGTTCACCCGGCTGGTGTGGCAGTACCTGGACGGCCATCGCTACCGGCTGGCCAGCGCGGACAAGGCCGACAAGCTGCTGCTGGCGGCCTACAACCGGGCCAAGGAGGCCGTGATGCGCGGCGCGGAACTGCCGCCGGCGCCCGAAGCCCACATCGCGCACGAGGTGGCTCGGGCGGCACCGGCAACACGCGAGCAGGTGGCACGGCACATGGATGACATCGCCCGTGAGCTCGGTATCGGCATGGCCGCTGATCCGCAGCCTGCAGCCGAGGAAGAAACCACTCGCGACCCGGAGGGCATGCGCCATGCCGCGTGAACTCCCGCGCCTGGTCCTGCAACTGCGCGATGCAGCGGAGCCGGTGTCCGAAGCGGGCTGGTACGTCTGCTACGGCTATGGCGAGAAACCACTGGTCATCTACGCCACACGTGGACAGACGCAATGGCGGCTGGGCATGCGGCTGGTGCCGATCACGCACTACGCCGGCCCACTGACGAAGAAGGAAGCAGCATGAATGACATCGAGAAGCGGGCGCGGGAGCTGCTGGCGGACGAGATGGAGAGGTCTGGCCGGAAAGGCACCGCGAACAAGATCCGGCATGGCCGGCCTGCCATGTTCCGCGAGGAGCTACGCGCCCTGATCGCCGCCCTCACGCCGCCCGAGGAGCCGGACCAGGCGTTGCTCGTGAGTATGGCAGTCTGCCTCCGCCACGGTTTCGCCATGGACACGCCGGAGCAGCAGCAGTCCCAGCTGCGCGAAATGCGGAAGCTGTGGGACGAAGTAATGGGCCGAGGCTACTACTCGCCCGACAACCGCGAGCGCTACGTCGCCATGCTCGCCGCTCGCCCGGAGGTGCCGTGATGGTGACCATCCGCCCCGAAGACTGGAAGCAACGCGGCGAAGGGATGATGACCCCCAAGCAGCAGCGCATGCTAAACGCCATCTGCGGCGACTTGGCAGAGGGCCTGTCTTGGCACGGCCAGCGCCTGACGAAGGACGACTGGAGGCACATGGTCGCGGGCACGATGTTGGGTTGGCGCCTGATGCCGGCGATCGACCGGGGGCAGGGCGCCCCCGGAATGATCATGCTCGGCGGCTCAAGCCTGAAGCTCACCAGGTCGATGGCATGCGACGCAATCACCGTGCTGGTTCAGATCGGTGACCACCCGGAAGAGCAGGGCCTACGCGCCAAGCCGGTTCGCTGGTCCGACACTGTGCTGCTGGGGCTCGGGTTCAACCCTCGCGATTTCGCCGAGGCTGCATGAAGACGTCAGCTTCGCTTTTCATTGCGATCACCAGTTATCAACGTTTGTATTTCCACGAGTGCAAAGTCCACTATAGGCCTGGACACGCCAAAATGATCTCTAATCCACTGCTCGTCGTCATTGATGTAGCTATCGCGCAAGGCGCACGCTTCGAGAAAAAGGTATGCGCGCTCGGCTCGCTCCACAACGGTCAGGACAATATCCGTTGCATTCAGGAGTTCCAGCGAATCCAATGCCCTGTGCCTGATTGCGAAATGATCCTTGATACGATCGAGAAGGGCGCGCGGAGAGCAGCCATGTTCTCCGTTGTGAAGGACATTTACGACGGAAGCAAATGCCGTGAGTTCGGATCGGATGGCTATCGCCAATGCTCGTGCGCGAAGAGCCTGGATTCTAGATACATCAGATCGTCGCTCAGCCTCAGCGGCCTTTTGATCACTCAGATGGGCCTGCTTTTCCTTGAGCAACTCCTGCGCAGCGACCTTCTTTTCATAGGCCGCTCTGTCGTTAAAAACTTTCTGTCGCCACATGGCAAAGGCAAACGTCCCAACGGTAAATCCAGCTTGCGTCCATGCGGCCCACTCGCTCTGGGTTATACAGAATCCTTTCACCAGCCAGCTGCAGTAATTGACCGGATCCGCCACGTCACATCCCCTGTGTCTGATCGCGCGATTGTATGCGGGGGACATGCCTGATGCACAGCAATTACCGCGACCGCGACCTGCTTGATCTGGCGTACCGCATCCAGTGCACCCTTCTCATCCCCGGCGTCTGCGTGGGCGGGTACGGCGAGCCCTGCCACAGCAACCAGAGCCGCCACGGAAAGGGCGGGGCACTGAAGGCCCACGACTGCTTCTTCGCCAGTGGCTGCCGGGCCTGCCACCGGGAGTTGGACCAAGGCCGGCGCTATACCGAGGAAGAGAAGGCCCTCATCTGGCAGGCCGGCCATGAACGAACAGTTCTCGCCATGTGGCAGGACGGACTGGTCATGGTGGCTGTATGAGCATCCGGATCGTGGTCTACGGATCCCCCGCACCTCAGGGTAGCAAGGCGTTCAAGGGCACGTATAAGGGCCGGGATGGGCTCATCCACGCCAAACTCGTGGAGGCGTCGAAGAAGGTTCGCCCGTGGCGGCAGGACGTGAAGCTGGCCGCCGAACAGGTGCGTAAGGCACTGGGTCTTGCCGTACTGGACGAGCCGCTGCAAGTCCGGATGACCTTTACGTTGCCCAAGCCGCTGAGCGCCCCGAAGCGCCGAAGGGTCTTCCCCAGCAAGTTGCCCGACCTCTCCAAGCTAGTGCGATCGACTGAAGACGCTCTGACCGACGCCGGCATCTGGCGCGATGACGCCCGGGTGGTGGAGTGCGCCGCGGCGAAGCGTTACCCGGGCGAGGGGGTGGACGCACTAGATGCACCTGGTTGCGTGATCGAGATCAGTAGGGTCGAACCATGAGCCTCGCCGCCGCTGTCCGGTTCTGGATGGGAGAGCACCCCGGCTGGCACCTCGCTTCCGAGATCGCCGATGGCATGCAGGCGTGCGGAATCAACAGAAGGAAGGCCATCAAGGCGCTTTGCAACATGGCCGACGCCGGGCTTGTCCAGGTAGCCGGTAACCGCCGACACATGCGCTACATCATTGACCGGCCAAGCCGGGACCATATGCGACAGGAGAGAGAACATGGCTGATCCTCGTGAACTACTGGCAAGGCTCAGTGCCCAGACAGTGAGGTTCGACACTGGACTCGGCGGAGGCGGAGGTGGCCTAGCCAACATCGACATTGCGCATGCGCTTGGCTGTGTTCCTTCGGGCCTTGGCCGGGAGGTGGTGGAATGTTGCTTCTTGGATACGGAGGTGCGCCCGTCCGCGAAGCTCCGTATGCAGGTGCTTGGGGCGGTGCTGAGCGAATGGAGGAAGCAGGAGGAGCAGCTGTCCGTCGCCAAAGTGGAGCTGAGCTTCCATCAGGCGATGGCGGTGTTCTCCCGGACCGTCTCACCGGATCTGCGTCGGTTGATCGACAGAGCGCAGGCGGATCTCGACAACGCCAGGGCACAGTGCTGGCCGAGAGACGCAGCGACGATGGTCGCGCCGATAACGCTGGCCGCGCTGCAGGAGATAGCCGGGTCATCCGCATGCGATGCCTGCCATGGGTATCCGATGGTCCCGTGCACCCGTTGTGGGGGCGCTGGGTATGTCTCGTGGTCGGATCGGACTCGTGCCAACGCCATCTGCCGTAGCCAATCAGCGTACCGAGATGCCTGGTCTGGCATGTACAACTGGATACTGGCTCTGCTCCGGGACGCCGAGCAGGACGCAATCAAGCACATGGCGCGAGCCCTCAGCACACGAGAGGTAGCGTAGGTCTGGTGAACGGTTGCAACCCGTTCGTCCAACCCTATAGGCTAAGTACAGTTGGGAAATTGGCCCCTCAGGGCCAACGCCCCGGACGAACGCCCCGCCATTGTGCGGGGCTTTTTGTTATGCGGGTCTGGCCGAGTGGTCAGGCTGCAGCCTTCCAAGCTGCCCACGTGGGTTCGATTCCCATGGCCCGCTCCATCTACGCCCGCAACCCCCGACCGGATCAACCCTCGCGCCCAGCCGGCAGCGGGGCGGGCACCTATGCAGGAGACCCCATGGTGAGCATCGAGACCGTCGCCGCCGGCATGGGCTTCTCACCCGCGCTGGCGCTTGCACTGGAACGGGCGTGCATCCGTTTCGGCATCAACACCGAGCTGCGGGTCTGCCATTTCCTCGCCCAGGTGGCGCACGAAAGCGGAACCGGGCGGTGGCTCAAGGAGCTGTGGGGGCCCACCCCGGCCCAGTCGCGCTACGAGGGCCGCAAGGATCTGGGAAACACACAGCCCGGCGATGGGTTTCGCTTCCGAGGGCGGGGGGCCATCCAGTTGACTGGCCGTGACAACTACGCCCGTTACAGCCAGACCATCTACGGCGATGATCGCGCGGTCCGCAATCCGGACCTGCTGGGCAACCTTCCGGACGCTGCGCTGGCCGCCGGCTACTTCTGGCAGCGGGACGGGATCAACTCGGTCGCAGACCGGGACGACGTGCTGGCAGTGAGCCGCGCGGTAAACCTGGGTAATCCCGACAGCAAGGGGCTGCCGAACGGTCTGGAAGACCGGAAGGCCAAGCTCAAGCTGGCTAAGGCGCTCTACGCGAAGATGGTGTCCCGATGACCGAGCCAGTGAGCGCCCTCAAGACCATTGTGGGCATGTTCACCGCTGCGGTGGTGGCGCCCGCTACCGCCGACGCTCTCCGGGAGGCCGAACGGATCATCTTGGGCGTCCCACAGTCGGTGTTGCTGGTCGCCATGGCCGGAGCGTTGATCGGGGTCCTGCTGCTGCCTGAGAAGGACGCCGAGAGGGTTGCCGCCGACGCCAATCGCCGCCGCGGCCATCGCCTGCTACAGACCGCTGCTCGCTGGGCGGCCCTGGCAGTTGCGGTCATCGCCTACGCCATTGTGGCTGCATGGGTCATCGCTGTGGCGGCCTCGATCTGGCCGACCCTTGCCGGAGCACCACAGTTGCCCTTGGCCGGCCTGTCAGGTGTTCTCATCCGCCGGCTGCTGCCCGGCTACGTGCGCATGGTGGAGAAAGCCACCGGCGCCATCGGAGGCGATAAGCCATGAGCGTCCTGATTCGATTCCTGTTGGCGGTCTGGAACCTGCTGATCGGGGCTGCGGCCGATGGGCTCCAGTGGCTGCGGCGCCCAGGGAGCAAGATCAAGCTGGTGTGTGCCGTCCTGGCATTCGGTTGCATGGTCTCGGGCCTGACTGCCTACGAGAAGGAGCAACGGATACGCGACCTGAGCGCCCAGGTGATCAAGGTCCGGGCCGACTGGAAGGCCGATGCCGCCCGGCTGCAGGCAGACGTGGACACGCGGGACCGGCGGCTGGCAGAGGTAGCCAGTGCCCTAAGGGCGGAGGCCGAGAAGCTGGAGGCCCTCAGGGCGGAGAGCGCGGCTGCCCTTGAGGCCCTGGCGGGAAAGATTGAGGCGTCAGAGAAGGAGGCCTCAACCTGGCGCGGTCGCTACGAAGAGCGACCGGATACCTGCAAGGCAGCACTGGAGCTGCTGGATTCCGCCTGCCCGGCATTGAAGGGGTACTGATATGCGTCTGATCGCGATTGCGGTCGCTTCAACGCTGGCAGCCTGCCAGCCTGCGCCGTCAAAGCCCAACCCGCCCCCACCCACGGTCATCACCGTGCCGGTGGCCACCTACGTCCCGATCGAGCCCCAACTCCGGAAGCGGTGTAAGTGGGTGAGGGAGGCGCCGCCATCGGCGGTGTTCGAGGTAAGCAACGGTCGCAAGCGCTGCCTGTTGCAGTACGAGGCGCAGCTCGAGGCAATCGACCAGGTGGAGGGGAAGCCGGCTGCGGGCATCGGGCCCTGAGCCGGCGTAGGTGGTCACTTCTTGCGGCGGTGCTTCAGGTACAGGCCGATCGCACCGGTGACCGCCGAAATGACCATGGCGATGCCCTCTAACGTGATTTCCATGTTTCGCTACTTCCGCTGGGTGTGGGGGTAGGAAACAGCCTTCAAACTCAAAGGTCCACTTGCGGAATTTCCGACCATCGCTATGACCCGGCCTCTTCCGCCCCCCGACTTGCTGGAGCTTGACCTTGAGGACCTGACCCAACAGTTCAGGCCAGCGCCCGAGGTGTGGGCATGGATAGAGGGGGAGGTCCTGGACGAAGGGGGTAACCTCCACAACCCGGATCACCAGCACCTCCAAGGAGCAGACGTTGCAGTCCTCTGGGCATCCTCCTCGTTCACGAAGCAGGGCAGGACCGTGGTGGGGCAGGCCGAACTGGTCGCCTTCCGGGCCGGTGGGTGGCAGAAGGCCCGTATGGAGCGCCAGATGGTCGACTGGTTCGGCCGGGTGCCGGATGCAGTCATCACCTTGGCCGCTGACTACTGCACCGAGTGCAGCGATTCCGACTTCTGCGCGCTGGTCGAGCATGAGCTCTACCACCTGAGCCAGGAGACGGATCAGTACGGTGCTCCGAAGTTCCACAGGGACGGCACCGCCTGCCTGGCCATGCGAGCGCACGATGTGGGCGAGTTCGTCGGCGTGGTGCGCAGGTATGGAGCCAGCGAGGAGGTCCAGCGGATGGTAGACGCAGCAAGCAGGCCGCCCGAGGTGGCCAAGATCAACATTGCCCGGTCCTGTGGGACCTGCCTCCTGAAGGCGGCATAGACACGACCGGGCACGACGAGGCTGAACAGAGATGCCCGCCCTTGATGCCCAGGTAAAGACCTTCATCGTCCAGCAGCTGGCGTGCTTCGACACGCCCAGCACGGTGGTGGAAGCGGTCAAGAACGAGTTCGGGGTGACGGTCAGCCGCCAGACGGTGGAGTCCCACGACCCGACCAAGCACGCCGGTCGGAAGCTGGCGCAGCGGTGGGTGGACCTGTTCAACAGCACCCGAGAGCGCTTCAAGGCCGAGACGGCGGAGATCCCTATCGCCAACCGGGCAGTGCGCCTCCGGGCCCTCAACCGCATGGTGAACCAGGCCGAGAAGATGAAGAATCTGGGCCTTGCCGCGCAGCTCATCGAGCAGGCGGCAAAGGAGACTGGTGGCGCGTACACGAACCGCCAGCAGATTGAACACAGCGGCCCCAACGGCGGGCCGATCCAGAGCGCCGACCTGACCCCGGGTCAGTTCCGAGAGGAGGCGAAGAAGCTGCTGCAGGAGGTGTGACGTGGCCGAGCTGACCCCTCAGCAGAGGCTGGTCGCCGCCGAGCTGGCGCGTGAAGACTTCTACTTCTTCAGCCGCTACACCTTCCTGCGCAAGAAGGGCTTCCCATGGATGCGTGCCCGGCACCATGCAGAGCTGTGTACCGCACTGGACCGGGTTTATCGGGGGGAGTGCAAGCGGCTGGTGATCAACCTGCCGCCGCGCTACTCCAAGACTGAGCTGGCGGTGGTGAACTGGATCGCCTGGTGCCTCGGCAAGGTTCCGGATTCCGAGTTCATCCACATCAGCTACGCCGCGCCGTTGGCATTGAACAACAGCGCCAACACCCGCGAACTGGTGCAGCACGAGGTCTACGGGGAAATCTTTCCCGAGGTCGAGCTGCGCAAGGACAGCAGCGCCAAGGGAGACTGGCGGACGACCAAGGGCGGGGTGGTGTACGCCACCGGTGCCGAGGGCACTGTCACCGGCTTTGGCGCGGGCAAGGCCCGGCCTGGCTTCGGTGGCGCCATCATCATCGATGACCCGCACAAGCCGGGTGAGGCCGACAGCGACACGGTCCGCCAAGGCGTGCTGGACTGGTTCAACAACACCCTTCAGTCGCGAGTGAACAGCGCTGACACGCCGATCATCGTGATCATGCAGCGCTTGCACGAGCGGGACCTGGCAGGTTGGCTGCTAGGCCGCAAGCCTGGTGAAGAGCCACGGCCAGGTGGGAACGGTGAGGTGTGGGAGCACGTCTGCTTCGAGGCCCTGTCGGAGGACGGCGAGGCCCTGTGGCCTGAGAAGCACACCGCCGCCGACCTCAATCGAATGCGCGAGTCGATGCCCTATGTCTTCTCGGGTCAGTACCAACAGCAGCCATCTCCAGGCGACGGCGGGATCATCAAGACCGCCAAGATCGAGACGGTCGATGCACTTCCCGCTGGCCTCCAGTGCGTGCGCGGGTGGGACTTGGCCGGAACAGAAGCCAAGATGAAGCGAGGTGATTGGACGGTAGGCGCAAAGCTGGGCCGCAGTCAGGACGGTGTCATCTACATCGCGGACGTCCTGCGCGAGCGCATGGGGCCGGACGAAGTGGAGACGGCGATCGGGAACACAGGCAAGGCCGATATGGTCCTCCAGTCCATCCCGCAGGATCCTGGGCAGGCGGGCAAGGCGCAGGTCATGCATCTGAGCCGCAAGCTCTACGGCGTTCCGGCCACCTTCTCGCTTGAGAGCGGCGACAAGGCCACCCGAGCGGCAGGCTTCGCCGCCCAGGTCAACGCCGGCAACGTGAAGATGCTGCGCGCGCCGTGGAACGAGGCGCTGATAAACGAATTCAAGATGTTTCCCAACGGCCACTTTGACGACCAGGTGGACGCGTGCTCGCGCGCCTTCAACTCCCTGGACGATGAGCTGGCCCTCTTCATGGCACAGGCCCAATGAGCAACCACCTGCAGCAAGACGGATACATGGATGCGGTGTTGGGTGACAAGAGCCTCGGGGCGGTCGTCTCCGCCGCGCTGGTCAGCGACTCCCATCTGTACGCCGAGGGCGGGCTGCCCGCGCGGGTAGTGGATCTTCCGGCGGACAACGCGGTCAAGGGCGGTGTGACGATCTCCGGTGACACGGATGGTGTCATCCAGGTGGAGCTGGAGCGCTTGAACGTGCTTCCGTTGCTCGCCGATGCTGCGCGCTGGTCTCGACTGCGGGGCGGCGGATGCCTTCTGGTGATTGCCGCTGACGGCGGGCTGCTGAGGGACCCGCTCAAGCCTGAGCGCTTGGACACCATCGAGGAACTGCGTGCGTTCGACATCGATGATGTGTCGATCGATCGGGCCTACGACGACCCGAATGCCCGGAACTACGGGCAACCCGAGTTGTACCGGCTGCGGGTGCGCGGGGCTGGCACCCAGGTTCTGGTGCACGAGTCCCGCCTGATCGAGGTTCCTGGCGAGCCGCTTCCCGCGCAGATGCGGCAGGACAACATCCCATGGCGGGGCAGGGCGGCAGCCACCCGCGCCTTCCGCCGGATTCGCGACTACGTCGAAGCGACCAGCCTGGCCAAGGAGATCCTGCGCCGCAAGCAGCAGGCCGTGCACAAGATGAAGGGGATGGCGGCGGCTATCGTCGCCAACCAGGAGCAAGCCATCCAGAAGCGCCTGACGATGGTGGACCAGGCTCGTGGTGTCCGAAACAGCGTCGCTGTGGATGCGGAGGACGACTACGACATCCGCGACACCAACGTCGGCGGGGTCAATCAGCTCCTGCAGGAGTTCCAGATCGCGCTGTCGGCGGAGACCGGCATCCCGGTCACGCTGCTGTTCGGCCGCTCGCCAGGCGGTCAAAACGCCACCGGGGACGCCGACTTCGAGGGCTACTACAACCTGGTCGAGCAGCTGCGCAGCCTGAGGATGCAGCCCGCGCTCGAGCGCGTCATTGCCTTGATCTGTGCACAGCGGGCGCTGGCGGGTAAGGCTCCCGACAACTGGAAGGTCCAGTGGTCGCCGTTGAAGCAGCTGACGGAGAAGGAGCTGGCCGACATTGAGAAGACCAAGGCTGAGGCGCTGAAGACGGAGGCCGAGGCCGTGGTTGCCATCACCGGTACAAGTGCGGTCTCGGAGGACGATGCCCGCAGCTATGTCGAGCAGCGCGGCTTGTTCGGGCTGGTGCCGAAGGACAGCACACCGGGGACCGCGGCGAGTTATGCGGGCGGCCTGTGAGCCGGCCGGCACGCAAGCCTCGGCGCTGGCTCTATCCGGCTGGCGTCGAGCGGGACTATGAGCAGGCGCTGACGGCCATCGCTACCGAGCTAACTGCGGTCGTGGGGCCGGCGGTAATCCGCGCGCTGGGCTACCGGTCCGACGCGGTCGACCCGTCGATCGCGGCTGGGTGGTATGACGAGCTCGTACAGGCACTGGCAGCGGCAACCTCGTTGTCATCGGTGCAGGACCAAGTGCTCCGGCCACTGGTCTCCGAGTTCGCCAGGCGCACGACCGCCTTCAACAAGCAGCAGTTCCATGCCGTTCTGAGGTCCGCCTACGGGGTGAACATCCTGACGGCGGATCCGGACCTTCGCGACCTGATGCGAGTCTGGGAGGCGGAGAACCTATCGCTCATCCAGTCCATCCCCACGCAGTATGTGGAGCAGCTGCGGGGGCGAGTGACGGCGGCGGTCCAATCGGGCCGCAGCCTCAGGGAAGTGATCAAGGTCGTGCGCGACACCTACGACCTGCCCAAGCACCGAGCCGAGCTGATCGCTCGGGACCAGATCGGCAAGCTGAACGGCGATATCACCCAAGCCCGGCAGCAGGGCATCGGCGTCGAAGAGTACCGCTGGCGCGGTGTGCTGGACGGCCGCGAGCGATCCGAGCACGTCGCTCGCGAGGGCAAGACGTATCGCTGGGATCAGCCGCCAGCCGACGGCCATCCGGGGCAGCCCATTCGCTGCCGGTGCAGTGCTGAGGCCGTACTGCCTGATCTGGATGACCTCGCGGCACTCATCGTTCACTAGGAGGGCAATATGCCCGCACAACGCTTTGATCGGGTGGAGCTGAAGGCGACCACCACCGTCGAGGGCTTCATCCAGGACGCCCCGATCCTCACCCGCACGGGGATCTTTGATTACCGCGGTCCTGACGGGAAGCTGCGCCGGGAGTACCGGCCGCCGGAAGAGGTCTTCCACGCGGATTCGCTGTCCAGCTACCGCGGCAAGCCGATCACGGACGGGCACCCCGGCCTGGTCACCGCCAGCAACGCCAAGGTGCACACCGTTGGCACCCTCCTGACCGAAGGACGGCGGGATGGCGACGACGCGCGCGGCGACGTGGTGATTTATGACACGGCGCCCATCGCGGCCGGCAAGAAGGAACTGAGCCTGGGCTACACCCTCGACATCGAGGAGACCCCCGGCGAGATCAATGGCGAGCGGTACGACGCCATCCAGCGAAACATCAGGGTCAACCATCTGGCCCTGGTCCCCCGTGGCCGTGCGGGCAACGCCCGGCTCAATCTTGACGCGGCAGACGCCGACACAACCGAGGAAGACACCACCATGACCATGGTCAAGGTTCGCCTGGACTCCGGCATCTCCTACGATGCCGCGCCCGAGGTCGCCAACGCCCTGCAGGCAACGCAGGACGCGCTCACCGCCGCTCGCTCCGACATCGACAAGGAGAAGGCTCGCGCCGATGCTGCCGAGTCCAAGCTGGTCGATGCCGAGAAGGCAGCCGACAAGATCCGCGCAGATGCTGCCGCGGCTGCCAAGGCCCGCATCCTCCTGGAGGACAGCGCAACCAAGATCGGCGCCAGCTTCAAGCCCGACGCCACCGACACCGAGATCCGCAGTGCCGTGATCAAGAAGGTGCGCGGCGACAGCTTCGACCTGACCGGCAAGAGCGACGGCTACATCGAAGCCGCCTACGACCTGGCCATCGCCGAGAAGGGGCAGCGCCAGGACGCGGTCGCCAGCCAGCGGCTGGACCTGGTCGGCCAGCGCCCCGCCGGCAACAACCCCGAAGTCCGCCAGGACGCCCGTTCCGCGCGCGAGCGCATGATCGCCCGCAACAGCGGCGAAACCACCGAGGAGTGATTCCCCATGTATGAGGACTACCAGTCCCGCGCGTTTGCGGGCATGAAGGGCGATTCGGGCGACGACCGCGTCGAATCGTTCCCGGTTGGCGCTGCTGGCCTCGGCCTCGGCCTGGTCACTGGCACGGACGCGAGCGGCGTGCTGGTCGCAGGGGCTGGCACCAAGGTGCGCGGCATCAGCCTGCACAGCCACACCATCACCGGTGCCGGCTATGTCCATTACGACTGCGCTTCGGTCATGACCAAGGGCCATGTCTGGGCACAGGTGGCCGCAGGCGGTGCCGTGACCGTCGACGGTCCGGTCTCCTTCGCCGCAGATGGCCGGGTGGCCAACGCTGGCACGGCCCTGCCCAACGCGGTGTTCCGCAGCGGCATCGTCGCCGTCACGGATCCGGCTGGCGTGTCGTCCAACGTCGCCCTGGTCGAGCTGCACAACCCGTTCGCGGTGCCGCCGGCCGCTCCGTAAGCCGGTCTGCAACCGACACCCCTCCCAAGCCGCCTTCGGGCGGCTTCTGCATATCAGGAAACCACCATGCACGAGCACTACGACGAGGCTGACCTCTCGGCAGTGGCGCAGTTCCAGCAGAACACCGGAGCCGATCTGGTCCGGCAGGATGCTGGCGTCTTCACTGCCCGCCAGCTGGACTACGTCCGCACCCGCACCTACGACCGCAAGCTGCCGCCGATGAAGGGGCTGATGCTGGTCCCGCCTTCGAGCGACGTCCCCGAATGGGCCGAGACCGTGACCTACTCGGTCTACGACTCGGTGGGCATCGCCAAGGTCATCGCCAACTACGCCGACGACCTGCCGCGCGCCGACGTGGCCCGCGTCGAGAAGACCATCCGGGTCAAGACCATCGGTGACAGCTACGGCTACAACGTCAACGAGCTGATCGCCTCGAACGCCACCGGCGCCAATCTCCCGACCCGCAAGGCCAACGCCGCGCGCCTGGCGGTGGAAATCAAGCTGAACCTGATCGGCATGGTTGGCGATGCCGCCTACGGCTTGTACGGCCTGACCAACCATCCGAACATCGGCACCACGACCATCACCGGCGGCTGGACCATGGCCACCGATGCGGACGTGATCCTGGCCGACCTGGACGCGATCTACAACGCGGTGCGCGTGCAGTCGAAGGGTGTGCACACCCCGAATCGCTTCGCGATGGCAACCGAGCCGCTTTCGATCATCAGTTCCAAGCGCCTGCCGGACTCGAACGGCCTGACCGTGGCTGAGTTCTTCCAGCGCAAGCATCCCGGCCTGGTGTTCGAGGAGATGGCGGAGCTGTCGGGCGCTGGCCCGGGCGGCGATGATCTGATCATCGCCGGCGAGTTCGCGCCGGACAACATCACCCACGACGTGCCGATGCAGTTCAACCAGCTTCCGGCACAGGCCCGAAACCTGGAGCTGGTGGTGCCGTGCATGGCCCGCAGTGCCGGCGTCTCGGTCTTCTATCCCCTCGCGTTCACCAAGGCGGTGCTGTGATGGCGACCTACAAGAACAAGTCCGTGGGCGCCCACGTCCACGATGGCAAGGTGATCGCCCCCAGCGGCACCTTCGACGCCCAGCCGACGAAGAACCTCGGCAAGCTGGTCAAGGCGAACCTGCTGGAAGTGGTATCGGGCGCAGCCAGCGCGCAGGCCGGCACCGGCGGCGACGGCGAAGACAAAGCCGCGCTGGTCGCCCGCGCCAAGGAGCTGGGCGTCCCCAACGCCGGCGCCAACTGGGGCGTCGAGAAGCTGAAGGACGCCATCGCTGCGTTCGAGGCTGGCCCTGGGGCCATGCGCCTGGACCAGATCCGAGAAGAAGGCAACAAGAAGGACGCATAACCATGGCCATGGCCGACGTCATCGAGATCCTGGACTTCCTCGCCCCGGGCCTCACCGCCACGCCGGAAGAGAAGGCCACGGCCATCTCGATGGCGGAGGCCTACAGGCCGGCATGCCTCACGGAGAAGAAGGCGGACGAGGCGGTTGCGTGGTACGCCGCGTGGCTCCTCTACAGCCGCCAGCAGCAGAAGGATGCTGCGGACAACGGCGAGGTCGTCCCGCTGGGTGTGAAATCCCAGACGGACGGCGACCTCAGCCGCACCTACTTCGACGGCGCCACCGGCGGTGGCGTTGCCGATCCGGCAGGCTTCTACGCACGCTGGGCCGCCCTCAACGACATCTGCGCGCGGCTGGGTGCCATCACCGTCAGCCCAAAGCCCATGGGGTGTTGCGGATGGCCGCGATAACCAAGAGCAGCGGCGATGGCCTGGCGCAGTACCTGAAGCAGGTCGATGCTCTGGATGGCCGGGGGATCAAGGTCGGGGTGCAGGCCAAAGCCGGCACCCAAGACGGGGTCAGCCTGATGGACATTGCCATCTACAACGAGCTGGGGACGCAGGACATCCCCGCCCGACCCTTCATCCGGGACTTTGCCCAGAAGAACGAGCGGGTGCTCGGGATGGCCATGGACAGAGTCGCTACACGGGTGGAGCAGGGCGCCCCTATCGACACCGCGCTGGCGCAACTGGGCGAGTTCGCTCAGCAGCAACAGCAGGCCCACGTCAGGGCATCGAAGAGCTGGGCCGTGCCCAATGCGCCATCCACCATCGCCCAGAAGGGCAGCGATGTGCCACTGGTCGACCACGGCACGTTGGTCAACGCCATCCGCTGGGAGAAGGTCTGATGGGCATGCTCGGGGAACGGACACATCCGCGAATCACCCGGGCCGAAGGCGCCTACGTCGATGGTCGCTGGCAGGATGGCCAGGAGACGCAGATCGACCTCAGGGCCAGCATTCAGCCGGCTAAGAAGGAGGACTACGACCAGCTGCAGGCGCTGGCCGAAGGCCGTCGCGTCGAGTCGGCTGTTCGCATCTACACCCGGACGCAGTTGGCGGTTGCTGGCGACACCGGCAGTAACGGCGACATCGTCATCTACCGCGGCGATCGCTACCTGGTTACCGCCGGCAGCGACTGGAACATGGGCATGCGCGGGGTGAACCACTACCGCTATCTGGCGGTGCGGCAGAAGCTGTCGAGCGAGGAGGGCGCGTGATCGAAGATGAAATCCGTGCTCTGATCGCCAAGGCAACCACCCTGCAGGTGATCTTCGGCAACCAGAATGGTCCTCGCCCCAAGCTCCCCTACATCACTCTTCGGGTTGATACGGCGCCCCGCGCGCCGCTGTTGGAAGGAGACCTGAGCGACGACGGGGTTCAGACCTACGCCGCCCACCGGGATGCCACCGTCGAACTGCAGTGCTTCGGAGATGGATCCTTCGATGCGCTTGACGATCTGTCCCAGCGCCTGAAGGGACCATACATGGTCGCGGCAGGGTATGCGGCCAACATTGCTGTCTACGCCACCGACTCGGTGCAGAACATACCGGTCCTGCGCGATGGGGCGAAGTACGAGCCCCGCGCCGTGCTGGATATCGGCATCCGCTACACCAAGCAGCACGACGAAGACGTCGGGCTGATCAAGACCGTGCAGGGCGAGATGACCCTGCAGGACCACGGCACAGACCTGGTCGACACGTTCGACGCCACCAGCGCCACCTGAGCGCCCGGCATCTGCACCACGCCCTCCCGCGCCGCCAGGCGTTCGTTTCTATGCCCAGGAGCAACCTGCAATGGCATCCATTGACCGCATCGCCAAGGTCGAGATTTCGCTGGCGACCACCTCGATCAACCAGCAGTCCTTCAGCGACCTGCTGTTCCTCGCCCCGCTGCCGGCATCGGCCGACCGTGTGTTCCTGGTCACCTCCGCCGACGAGCTGCTGGAGCATGGCGTCGCACTGACTGATCCCCTGTACAAGGCCGTCCAGACTGTGTTCCAGCAGGATCGGGCGATCGATCAGGTGTACGTCGGCCGCCGCACGGTGGACGAAGACGGCGACCCGACCGAGACCATCACCGAAGCCCTGGTGGCGATCCGGGCCGCCCACTCCGGGTGGTATGGCCTGATCCAGCTGTCGCGCGTCGCGGCCGAAATCATGGAAGCCGCCGCCTGGGTGGAGGCAAATGACAAGCTGCAGCTGGCCAGCAGCGGCGACGCCGGCATCATCGCCGCCGGCGACGCGGATATCGCGAGCCAGCTGAAGGGCCTGAACTACAACCGGACGGCGCTGTGGTATCACGCCAGCGCTGGCACGGAGTGGGTGGAAGCCGCCCTCGCCGCCAATCGCTTCACCTATGACCCCGGCGCCGAGACTTGGGCGAACGTGCGGCTGAGCGGTGTGCAGACTGACCCGCTGACCGAGGGGCAGTCGCAGATCGTGCGCAGCAAGAACGCGAACACCTACGAACAGTTCCGCAATCTAGGTCTGAGCCAGTACGGGACCGTCGCCAGCGGCGAGTGGATCGACATCATCCGCTTCCGCGACTGGCTCAAGGACCGCGTGCAGACCGGCATCGTGGACGTGCTGGCGAAGGCCGACGGAAAGATTCCCTACACGAGCGCGGGTATCCAGGTGATCGTGACCGCGCTGCGCGCTGCACTGGACGCCGGTGTCGCCGCCGGCGGCATCGCACCGCGCGAAACCGACGCCAACGACAACGTGCTTGAGTCGTACCGGATTACCTATCCCGGCCTGGCCGAGATTGCCGACAGTGTGAAGTCGCAGCGGCTGCTGGAGGGCATCAAGTTCTCCGCGCGTCTGGCCGGCGCGATCCACACGGCCGAGATCACCGGCACCCTCTCCTACAGCATCTAAGGACCTCGAACATGGGCTCCAAGACCTACGATTCCTCGCAGGTGATCATCACCTTCGGGCCACACATCATCACCGGCTACGCCGAGGACACCTTCATCTCGGTGGAAGAGATGGGGGATGGCATCACCTCGGTGGTGGGTGCCAACGGCGAGAAAGGCCGTTCGATGTCGCAGAACCGGTCCCTGCAGATCACGCTGACCCTGCTGCAGACCAGCAAGAGCAACGATGCGCTGTCTGCCGCCGCCGACTTCGACCGGGCTTCGCACGGGCAGGGCGCGCTCCCGCTGGCCATCACCGATCTCACCGGTCGGACCCTGATCGCCGACCCGGGAGCGTGGATCGTGAAGAAGCCGAACACTGAGTTCGGCGCGACCATCAGCAATCGCGAGTGGACCATCGAAACGTCCAACGACGCGACCTACCACGTCGGAGGCGCACGCTGATGGCTAAGAAGGAAGTGAAGATCGGGCAGACGACGTTCTACCTGACGACCTTTGCACCGCGCGACCAGCTGCGGATCTTCGGCGACCTGCAGAAGGAGCTGCTGCCCGCGGTGGGAACCCTGCTCACGGCTGCAGCCGGCAGGACCGACGAGGACGACGGCGAACTCGATGAAGCGGTGCTGCTCGGAGCAATCCGGTCGTTCTCTGGATCGCTGGACGGCAAGGGCCTCGACACGTGGTGCAGCCGACTCATCGATGCCGAGCGGGTCGCCTATGAGAAGGCCGGGCGCGACGCACGAAAGCTGACCCAGAGCCAGATGGACGACGCGTTCGCTGACTTCGGGGAGATCCTGGAACTGCTCTTCGAGATCATCAAGCTGAACTTCGCTGGCCCTTTGGGGCGATGGCTCGGCCTCTTTGGGTCGGGCCTCGGGGAGAAGCTGGGAGGGTTGCTGGACGGTTCGAACCCGAGCTCGAACGGGAGTTTCTGATCTTCCGGCCGGTGATGGCCGGCATCGTCTCCATGACCGAGATCAACCAGGGAACGGTTGATCTCATGGACCTGATCAAGCTCAACGCCTTGCTGGACGCCCGCGAGGCGTCTGAGGCGTCGGGCAAGAAGCCGAAAGGGAAGTAACCATGGCCTTGCGCGAACTGGTCACCGTCCTGCGCTATGAGCTGCGGGAGGGCAACCTCAAGAAGTATGTCGACGGCTATCGCCGGGCGGAGAAGGCGGTTAACACGGCCGCCAAGGCCGCGAACGACCAGCTGAAGCGCGGCGTACAGGTCGCCAATCGCGAGCTGGCCAGCATGAACCGCACTGGCAACCAGCTGACCCGCACGATGGGCCGGCTAACCCGTGAAGCCCGGGAGTTCGGGATTGGCTTGCGGCAGGGGGCCCGTCAGGGATATGGCGAGGTCTTGCGGCAGATGGATCGGGTGGAGGCCCGGCAGCGCCGCATGCGGCGTAGCAGTGGGGCGGGCGCGGTTGGTGGCGGAGTTGGCTTTGCAGGCGGCATGCTGCAGGGAGCCATCCAAGGTGTCCTGGCAACGATCAGTGGCAAAGCCTTCATGGATGCCGCCGACACCTGGTCTACCGCCAAGGGGCAAATCGCTCTGCAGAACGAGTCACCGGCAGATCGTGCCCGGACCCGGGAGTTTCTGTTCAGCAAGGCTCAGCAGCAAGGCCAGGACTATTCCACTTCGGTTGGCACCTACACGCGCATTGCTCGCAACCGCCAGGTTTTGGGTTTGAGCAACGACGAAGTGTTGCAGCTGACCAGCACACTGGGGGGAATGCTCTCGCTCGGCGGCGGATCCGCGCAGGCTCAGCAGGCGGCTTTGGAGCAGTTCGGCCAGGCAATGAGTAGCGGCGTTCTGCGCGGCGAAGAGCTGAACTCGGTTCTGGAGGGAGCGCCGGTCCTCGCCAACGCGATCGCGAAGGCATTCGGGATCACAGCCGACCAACTTCGGAAAGTGGCAGCAGAAGGAAAGTTGACGTCGAAAGGGATTGCGGACGGACTTCTGGGGCAGACGAGGGAGGTGGACGCAGCGATGGCATCGCTGCCCATGACGTTCCAACGCTCTTTCACGCAGATCCGCAACCAGTTCACGCGTCTTGCTGGCGAGCTTAACGAGAAGTACCAGTTGGCGGAGAAATTCAACGTCGCTGCGCAGTGGGTCGTCCGCAACATGGCCAGCATCGGAGCGGCTCTCGGGGCTGTAGCGGGGAGTGTGGCCGCTGTAAGGGTCTTCCGAGTACTCGCGTCCGTGCTCGAGACCCTGCAAAGCGCTGGCCGGCCGCTTCTGCTGTTCTTCGATAGGCTTGCGAGGGGACGAACTGCTCAAGCCTTTGCGAAGCTGGGGGGCGGCGGTTTGCGCTTCCTGCATGTGATTCGGGCGGTTGGCACGGTGCTCTCTGGAGTCGGAGCGGTGGGCGCGATGGCGTTCGCTGTCATCGCTGCTGCAGTGATAGCCGCGGGCGCTCTCATCTACAAGTACTGGGAGCCCATCAAGGCGTTCCTCGGTGGCGTGTGGGAAGGCGTTGCGGCAGCCGGTAGCGAGGCGCTCCAGGAACTGACCAATGCGCTTTCACCGCTGATGCCTGCGTTTGAAACCATCGGTGGTTGGTTGCAGCAGATCTGGGACTGGTTCGTTCAGTTGATCAAGCCGGTCCAGAGCACATCGCAAGAGCTGGAGAATGCCGCGAACTACGGGAAGCTGTTCGGTGAGGCTCTGCTGTTCCCGTTGAAGATCAACATCAAGCTCATCGGGATGATCATCAAGTTGGTAGTCGGCCTGGCCGAGGCCATCGGTACTGCCATCGGCTGGATCGTGGTCACGGCTGATAGCGCCTGGTCCTCGCTCAAGTCGGGCGTGGAGGCGCTGTGGAACTGGATCACCGCCAAGTTCGCCGCCGGCTGGAACTTCGTGTCGGGGCTGATCCCGGATTGGGCCAAGAAAGGCATCGGAATCACGGCGAACGCTAACGAATCGCTTGGCAGCGTATCGGCGGGCTCGGTCGTTAATGCGGGCCGTTCTGCGGTCAACCAGACCGTCACCCAGACCGCTAGCGTTCAAGTTACCGCGCCGCCTGGCGCCAACCCCGCTGCCTATGGCGCAGCCGCACAGCGCGGCACCAGCAAGGCCATGACCGGCTTCCAGTACCAGCTGCCGACGCCGGTCGAGAGCTTCTAAACCACTCGGCGCGCGCCATGGCTTTGGCCGTGGCCGTGCCCGCAACATGAGGCCAGATGGCGCATGGAATTCTTCCAAGGTTTCACTGTCACCTGGGCGGCAGAAGGTCCGGTCGCGGACTTGTCCGAACAGGCTGTTCGGACTGGATGGGGCTTCATTGGCCAGGTGCCGCCAGCAGTCGAGCAGTTCAACGCAGTGCACCGCGGCGACGGGCTGCGACAGCAGTGGTTGTTCAACCAGGTCAAAGGTGTCACTGACGCCGCCGGTCTGACGCTCACCAGCGGCGATACCGATACCCTGCAGGATGCGCTTGCCTACCAGATTTGGAGGGGTGGGGAAGCGGCTGTTCCGAAGTCGATCACCTCTGCGTCGGGCAACGACGCGGGCCCGGATGGGCACACGCATGCGCTCGACAACACTGGTGTGACTTCGGGCGCCTACGGGACATCAAACAAGGTCGGCCGCTTTCAGGTTGACCAGAAGGGGCGCCTTACCGGTGCCGAGCAGGTGGACATCAGCCTGCCGGATCTCTCCGGGGTGTTGCCGGTGGGGAAAGGCGGGACCGGAGCGACGGCAGCTCCTCAGGCGCGAAGCAACCTCGGAATGGCCCCGTTCATGGTCCTGGCCGATTCGCTCCTTGCCGCGAGCGGCTTTGTCGAGCTGGTAAACGATGCCAGCAACTTCCGCCTCATCATTCAGTGGGGCGAAGCCACCGTGCCCGCCGACTCCTCCCTCAGGGTGGAGTGGCCGAAGGTGTTCCCGAATGCCTGTCTGAACGCGTTCTCCTGCCTCGGCTTCATCTTCAGCACGACTGGAGATGCTGGTTGTTCCATCCGCGACCTCGATGCAGCGGGTGGCACGCTTCTGCAGGGTACTGCCACCCCCGGCATCGTCCGGTACTTCGCAATCGGATACTGACCATGGCGCTGACTGCACTGACCTTCAGCTCGGTGTTCGGCACTCGTGCGGCCGTTGGCGCACTGGAGTTGGATGCTCTCATCAGCGAGGACACGGTGCTGGATAGCTATGCGACCGTCTACCCCGTCGAGGATGGCAGCACCATCACCGACAACGTGTCGAATGATGCCGAGAAGCTGTCGCTGTCGGGCATGGTGACCTCGGCGCAGATCACGGTCTTCGGCGCCAACGGTTGGCAGAAGCTGGTCCAGGCCAAAGACGTTCTGAGACGACTTCATGAGGCCCGCGAGCTGGTCACGATCAGCACTGGCATGGATACCTACACAGAGATGGTCATGGAGCGGTGCCGAATTGGCCGCACGAACGAAGGAGACCACTTCTCCATCGACTGCGACTTCCGGAAGATCGTCAAGGCCCAGTTGAAGACGGAAACCGTGCCTGAGGATAAGGCTGCGCCCAACGCCAAGGGCAAGGCGGGATCGACACGTACGAGCGCCGGTAAGGCCAGTACGGAAGACCTTGACGAGAGGAGACGTCAAGAGGCCACGCGTTACGTAAATGAAGGCCTGCAGCTTGGCCGTGATGGCGTTTCGCCGGGGGTCATCTGATGTTCGAGATCACCACGATCGATGCCAACGATCAGTTGCTTGAGGTCGAGCTCGATGGCGAGACCTACTTTGTTCGTCTCAGCTGGAATAGCGAGGCCGAGCAGTGGGCAATGGAAGTCCAGAACTACAACCAGGAGACCCTGGTGGCCGGCATCGTGGTTGTGCCGAACGTTCCGCTACTTGCTCGGTTTCACTACCTCGCGCTACCGCCTGGAGAGCTGATGGCATTGGTGCTGGGCGACACGGCGGGTATTCCCCGTGATGGATTCCGGAAGGGCTTGGCCAGCCTCATCTACATCCCCGCTGCGGAGATTGCCTGATGCCACGGTTCCGCCGCACCTATCGCCTGGTCGTTGGACCTCCAGGCGGGCAGGGCACAACCATCCTGCCGCCGATGCAGATCCAGTTCGACGTGCAGAAGGATGCTGAAGAAGATCCTAACGTGCACTCGATCCGGATCTATAACCTCGCTCCGTCTACGCGGAAAGCTCTGGAGAAGCCTGACCTTCGCGCCTATCTCTACGCGGGATACGAGGAAGAGAGCGGAGCCATCCTGCTGGCGGCTGGAACGGTGGTCGATGCCTTCACTCGCTTCGATTCGCCCGATGTGGTCACCGAGCTTGCGATCGCCGATGGGTATGGCGAGCTTCGCGACAGCGCGGTGAGCCTGAGTTATGGCGCAGGATCAACGTCGGCCACGATCATCCAGGACGTGGCGGGAAAGATGGGACTCGTCCTGAACATGCCTCGGTCTCTAACACCGAGAGCGTGGGAACACGGGTTCAGCTTCTACGGGCCTGCCCGCGCCGCGCTGCATAAGCTATGCAAGGGTGCAGGCCTGGAATGGTCAATCCAGAACCAGACGCTACAGCTAGTGGCCACCAAGGGTGTGACCGAGCGCAGCGTGGTCGTGCTGAACGCTGCATCCGGACTGATCGGGTCACCCGAGCGTGTGCGCGAGGCCAGCCGAGAGAAGGACGCCGGCGGTGGAAAGACTGTCCGATCCGAGCGGCAGCGTCGAGACGGCTGGCGCGTCCGGTCACTGCTGCTTCCATGGTTGAATCCGGGTGACAGGGTGCGCATGGACAGCCGGCAGGTTAAGGGGATCTGGCGCGTCGAATCAGTCTCGCACAGTGGCGACTACCACGGCGGTGACTGGACAACCGACCTGCATATCGTGGAGGTGTCATGAGTCAGGCATCCGACCTTCGGCGGCTGATCGCCACCGAGCTGGCAGAAGTGCACACATGCCTGCCCGGCAAGATCGTGAGCTTCGACGGGCACGCTGCTGTCGTTGCGCCCGCGCTCAGCAAGGCACTGTCCTCAGGCGAGGCGCTGGCGGCGCCCAGCATTGTGAGCGTTCCCGTGCACTTTCCGCGCGGAATGGCAGGCCAGGCAACCATTTCGGTGCCACTGGCGGCCGGGGACGACGTCACGCTGCACTTCTCCGAGCGGGCACTGGAGAACTGGCTCTCCGGGACGGACGGAGAGCCGGGAGATCCCAGGATGTTCGATCTCAGCGACGCGTTCGCGACGCCAGTCTGTCGGCCTGGCGTGCAGCAGGTCGACACCGAGAACCTGGTGGTCCAGTTCGGCTCGGCCAGCATCACCATATCGCCCGGAGGCGATATCACCATCACGGCAAGCGGTGCAGCGAGCATTTCTGCTCCTGCGGGCCTGACCATCGATGCGGACGTTCTGCTCAGAGGAAAGCTGGACGCTACGGGCGATGTCACCGCAGACGGCGTGAGCCTGATCGAGCACATCACGACCGGCGTAACGCCGGGCACTGGTACTTCTGGGAAGCCGCAGAAATGAGTTTGGACCTCAAGCTTAATGCGGTGCACGACCTTGCCGTGGACGGCACCAACGTGGTGCTCGTGGACGGCGCCTCACGGGTACGACAGCAGATCAAGGTCACCCTGATGACGTGGTTCGGGGAGTACTTCCTGGACGTGACGTTCGGCGTCCCCTACCTGGAATCCATTCTGGTCAAGCGGCCCAACCGCAGCGAGATCGAGGCGGTGCTCCGACAGCGGATAAACGACGTTCCCGGCGTGACAGGGGTAGCCAGCATGCAGTTGAACATTGATCGCGAGCGCAGGCGGCTGGAGGTGAGCTTCCAGGCCAACACAGACGAAGGCCTCATCGCCGACACCATCACACTGGAGTAGCACATGGCCGAATTCGGCGTGACCCCGGCCGGGTTCATCCGCAAGCGTCTGGCGGATATCCGGCCCGAAATCATTGCGGCGCTGCGGAACAACTTGCAGGCGGCCGGACTCTCCGGCGACATCGAGACGCGACCCGACTCAGTGATGGGGATTCTGATCGATACGTTCGCCGAGCGCGAGGCGGCTCTCTGGGAACTGTCCGAGGGGATATATGGCGCAACCTACCCTAGCTCGGCGAGTGGCGTGAACTTGGACAATGCGGTCTCCCTGACTGGGGCTGAGCGAGAGAGCGCCACCCCCTCGCGTGGGTACGTGGTGCTCTATGGGGAGGGAGGCACTGTGGTTCCGGCCGGCAGTCGTATCCGGAGTGCGGCCAGCGGCGAGCAGTGGGGCCTGGCGCAGGAGGGTAGGATCACCAGGTCCAACACCGCCGATGCTACGGTCAGCTTGAGCGGCCCGCCTGTTGCGCAGGACTACACGGTCTACATCGACGGCGTCGGGTACACCTACAACGCCGCGGCCGGGGCCACCGAGGCACAGATCCTCACCGGACTGGCCATGGCCATCACCGATTCCACCGTTGCGACGTCGGTGGATGGAGCACAGCTGCGACTGATCGCCGCTGATGGAACAGGATTCCCTCTCGGCTTCACGCCGAACCTGAGGGTGGGCATCCTGGGCAGTCCTGCCTTGGCTGAGACGCTTCAGCCATCGACGTTGGGAGCTGATCCGGGAACGCTGACTTTGATCGATACAGCGGTAGCCGGATGGGCGTCGGTAAACAACCCGTCGCCGGCTGCAGCAGGTGCTCCGGCGGAAAGCGATTCCTCTCTGCGCAATCGGTATGGGAAAGGCTTGTACCGGATGGGAGGGGCGACCCTCCCGGCAATCGCTGCACGGGTGCGCTCAGACGCCGCCGGCGTTACCAATGTCGTCGCGTATGAGAACACCAGCGACTACGCGGATATGGCAGGCAGGCCGCCGCACTCGGTGCACGTCATCGTGGAGGGTGGACTGGACCTTGAGATTGCTGAGGCGATTCGAGATTCCAAGGCGGCTGGAATCGCTACACATGGCGCATTCGCCGTTCCCGTGGAGACCGCTTCCGGACTGCAAACCGTCATCCGGTTCGACCGACCTGTGCCGGTCTACGTGTGGATCAAGGCATCTATCACCCTGCTTGACCCGCAGGAACAAGCGTTCCCGGACGCAGGCCTGAACGACATCGCCGCTGGCCTGGCCGCCTTTGGCGGGCAGCTGAGCATCGGAGACGACGTGGTGTGGCAGTCGTTCTATCGTCCAGTCTACGGCGTACCTGGAGTGGCCTACGCGACGTTGCTTTTTGCCACGTCGTCCAGTCCCGCAGTTCAGCCGGCGCCCAGCGCATATCTGGCCGAGAACATCACAATTCAGCCGCAGCAGCGGGCGATGTTTGACCCCTCGCGCATCGAGGTGACCTGATGGACCTTCAGCAGGACCATGGCTCCATTGCGTGGTCGAACTGGACGGCACAGTTCCAACAGTCACAGCGGCTGCGCTCGCTGGTGCTGGCGCTGGTCCAGCCGATGACAACGCTGCAAGGGGCGCTCAGGCAGCTGCGGGACGACCGGTGGCTGGATACGGCCGTGGGTCGGCAGTTGGATGGCCTGGGCGAGTTGTTGGACCGGCCAAGGCAGATCAGCAACACGCGAGCCATCTGGCACTTCGGTTTCCAGGGACAGCCGAACATTGGTGGCTTCGGCGAGTTTCCGATGTACCGGAGCGGCTCGGGACTCTACACCGGTGGTTCGACGCTGGATGACGACAACTACAGGCGTTTGCTGCGCTGGAAGGTGCTGGTAGACAGCGGTTTCGGTACTGCGCCGCAGATCGAAGCTGCACTGAGGGTCTTGTTCGACGTGGCGCGGATCGCAGTGGAAGACATCGGGACCGCGCGTATCCGCATCCACATCGGTCGTAAGCCTACTGAGGACGACTTCTTCCTCGGCAACGTTGGGCAATGGGTGCCATCTGCCGCGGGCGTCGCCCTGGAGTTTCGGACCTATGAACCGGACGAACCCTTCGAGTTCGAGCCCGGCAACAACCTGCAGCTGCTGATCGGCAGCGACGGCGCGCCTTTGCTGGGGCGCGACGGCTATCAACTCATCGGAAAGGGGTAATACCGTGGCAGAGAAAGAACTCAGCCAGTACCAGGAAATCGAGGTGATCGGTGCAGGAACGAAGCTGGCTGTCCTCGAGGGAGGGATGAATGCTCAGGCGTCGGCCGCTGTGCTCGGTGGCTTCGTGGCAGGCCAGATCGACGCGTCTGGCCTGCCAGCCGATGTGGAGGCGCTGAAGGTCGGACAGTCAACCAGCTCGATCTACAAGGCCACGCTCGCCGAGCTGGAAGCGACTCCAGGCAGCTACGTTGGTCAGGGTGGATTCGTTCCGCTCAGCGGCCAGTACAGCTGGGATGGCACGCATTGGGTCAAGATCGCAGACGACATCCTGGTCGACAAGGCCGATCAGACGCCGGTTCGCCTTGTAACGGGTGCTTCCCTGCAGGTCGAGAGCTCCTCCATCGGCTCGGTCACCTCCACCACCACGTCCGCGTCAAACAACCTCGTGCTGGCCAATGCGGTTCCGTTGCCCTCCCGCGCGCTTCTGCGTCGCGTGTCGGCACGGTTCCGAGCGGCCGCATCTGGCGAGGTGCACGTGCTTTCGCCAGTGGGTGACGGGATCCGCACCAGGACGGTGGCCATCTACCCGATGTCGATCCCTGCTGCAGGTGTGGCATCGATCGCCATCGACCTGGTCGCGGAGGAGGGGTCCTTCATCGCTTACAAGGCGCTGACCGGTGTGAACCTGGCGTTCGACACGCCCGGCGGCACCCAGATCGGAACTGCACGATGGAACCCCGAGGATTCGACCGCGGTGGGGGATGTTCAATCCCCGCCGGTGTTTAGCTACACCGGCAGGCTTGCGCTGCAGGTCGATCTCCAGTCGATCGACGGACAGCCTCTCGACACCCGCGTGGCGACCGTGGAGGTTCAAGCGAGCGCTGCTGAGGCAGGTTCACGCAAGGCGTCCGAGTTCTTGGATCTGGCTGCCGTCGGCACGAAGCTGGTGACCGTTGGGTCCGTTTCGGAGGCATACACGGGCAATGCGTCGTCGGCATATGGCTACGGTCCTGCCGATGCGTCACCGGGCGGAAGCGTTGAGAGGATCCAGGCCATCTACTCCGGCGCGGGCGTGGCTATCATCGAGGCACAGGATGCAACCCGGGTCGTGACTTTCCGTCATGCGATCCCGTTCGTGGATGGCCTCAATACCTGGGTCGCTGGTCAGGACTTTCCCGAGGTGGATGTTCCGGCTGGTGGCCACGTGTATCTGCGCTCGGGCAGTGGCAACCATGTCAGGTTCTTGAGTGGTGGTGGACCTTCGCTTTCGACTTCCGGGTTCCCGCAGGCGACGGAGGTGGGGCAGGTTCAGGATTGGGGGACTTCGGCCGTTCGCGTCGCTGTTCTTATCGAGTATCGGACCCTGGAGCGGACGTTGCTCGACCTGATCGGCCCGGAGTTCAGCCCGGCGCTGATTGACGAGAGTTTCTCCGCTCCTCCCGTGGGATGGTCGTTCGCTGGCGCGGCGGTCTCCGGCGGCAGCCTGGTCAGCGCGGATTCCGCCTCTTGGGGCAATCGGTGCATCCCCACGTACTACGGAAAGTCGCTGTTGATGCGCCGTACTCTCACCGCGTATGCCGATATCTCGGCAACGGCGCAGGTGTGGGGCGTCGGCTTTGTCCGTGACAGCGGCGGGACGGTGCTGGACAGCCCTGTTGCGATCGTGGATGGAGCTACCGGACAGCTGCGGGTCTACAAGTGGAATGGAACCACTGCGCCGGGGGCCGCTGCCGCTGAGGTTGCAGTGCCCTGGACCCTGGCCGGCTCGCAGGTCCGGCTGGACATGCAGCGCAGCTGGTTCTCCACGAAGTTCACCCTCACCAACAGGAAGAGCGGCGAGAAGGCCGAGCTGGTGCTGGACTATGGCGCGGGCACGGGCGCCGATAGCGGGCGGGCCTGGGGAGCGCCGTGCCTGGTGTTTCCGTCGACCACTGCCGGCGGCATAGCAGTCGACAGGTTCCGCATGGTCGCGGACTATCCGTTCCCCGCGGCGCGGCCGGCTGCCGTCCTCCTGCTCGGCGACAGCATCACCGAAGGCTCGCAGATCGGTGGGCTGCCCTACCCGGAGTACGACAAGACCTGGTCGCGCATGGTCGAGTTCGAGCGCGCGGGGAAGGGATCGCTGGACACGGTGGTCATGGCCCGTGGCGGCCAGCTGTCCAGTCACGCCGTGAGCGCGATGGGAGAGGCTGTCTCGCTGTGCGGCAGGGATACGGTGGTGGTCGTCACCCTGGGCACCAACGATGCCCTGACTGCCGGCACACAAGCCGCATGGCGCAGCAACATGACAGCGATCCTCAATGCGCTGCGGAAAAGGACGAGCCGAATCGCCATCGGGTGCCTGCCGCCGCTGAATGGCACGCCGGCCGGCCTGCGCGCGCAGATGAACGTCGACATCGTCGGCGGCTACTTCGGCGCGGATCTGCTGCCTCCCGTTCGCTTCGACCTGGCCTTGTCCGCCAACAACGACGGGGCCACCTGGGATCCGGTGATGAACTCGGGGGACAACGTGCACCCGGGTGTGGCCGGCAACGCGGCGATGCTGGCCAGGTTGCGGCTCGATCTGCCCGAGGCGTTCGAGTAGGCGAGTGCAGGGGCCGGGCAGGCGTGCCTCATTCGACCTGCTGCAGCAGGGCCTCGCGGTTGTTCCTGGGCGTGTTGACCGCCCGGCTGACCCGGTACGCCTCCATGGATGGGGGTTCGCTGGCCAGCAGCATCGCCATCGCATCGTTGGGACTGGCTGCCATCCACTCATCGATCTGGCTGGCCAGCAGCCAGACCGGCATGCGGTCGTGGATGTCGGCCGACACGCCGCTGCTGTCCCCGGTGATGACGGTGAAGGTTCCCAGGTTGCCGTCGGGCAGCAGGGGGCTGGTGTCCTCCCATAGGCCGGCTGCCAGCAGCGGCTCGGCCGCGTGGATGAACCATGGATCCTTCTTCCCGTCGATCGGGCTGACCGACCACTCGTAGTAGCCGGCCATCGGGATGACGCATCGGCGCTTCTTGAACGCGGTGCGGAAGGCCGGCTTGGTGGCCACGGTCTCGATGCGGGCGTTGATGGTCGAGCCCTGCAGGCCCTTGGCCTTGGCCCAGAACGGCAGCAGGCCCCACGCCAGCCGGGTGACCTGCCGGCCTTCGCCGCGGTCCAGGATCACCGACGCCCGCTGCGTCGGGGCGAGGTTGTAGCTGGGCTGAATCTCGGCCAGGCCCGGGGCAAGGTCCGCCAGCTCGGCCTGTCCGAAGTTGACGACGGGGAGCTGGACGAATCGACCGCACATGGCCGGAGGGTAGACCGACCGCCTGTGCCCGGGGCGTGTAGGGGCGGCGTTCCCGCCGCGGCGAAGGGCCGGGATGCTGTCAAGACTGGCCCTGTGATGGCCGTCCGCGTTAGCATCCCGTCCCCCTCTGGCGGTGCCGGGGCAATTGGATACACTACCCCGCATGACGAGCATCACCATCCCCGGTGGCCTGCTGGTTGCCATCGAGGGAATCGATGGGGCCGGCAAGTCGACCTTGGCCAAAGGCCTGACCGAGCGGCTTCGCGCGCATGGCGTGGCCGTCTCGACCAGTAAGGAGCCGACCAATGGGCCATGGGGCACCAAGCTTCGTCAGTCCGCCGAATCGGGGCGCCTAAGCCCCGAGCAGGAAGTCGAATACCTTCTGGCCGACCGGCGAGATCATGTAGAGCAGTTCATCGGACCAGCTCTGCAACGCGGGGAGGTTGTGATCCTCGACCGCTACTTCCCGTCTATGGTGGCCTACCAGGGGGCCGCGGGGCTGCCGGTTGAGGACCTATCGAAGGCCAACGACTTCGCCCCCCGCCCACATCTGATGCTGCTGCTCGATGTCGAGCCCGCCACGGGGCTGGAACGTATCCGCGCACGTGGCGATAGACCCAACCACTTCGAGAACGAAGAGAATCTGGCCCTATGCCGCCAGATCTTCCTGGGCATGCCTGAGCGAACGAAGTGTGTGATCGACGCCTCGAGGTCGGAGGCGGATGTTCTTGAAGACTCCTACGTCCTGCTTATCCGACAGTTCGCGCAGAACATTGGCGGCCTCTCGCTGGAGAACATCGAGAAGGTCGGCACCCTCATGGAAGGGCGGCTGGCTTAATCCGGTCAGGATTCAATCGCAGCATCTGCGACCACCGGTCGTATCCTTCCGGCCATGCTTCCTTCGCACGGCCACCATGGTTTCCGCACCGCCCCGATCCCCTCTGGCTGGGTCCAGACCGGTGAGCGCTGGGCGCTCTGGTACAACGGCCGGGAGACAGCCGGCGTTGCCCCCGATGGTGGTCCCGGAGTGCGCCTGTGGATGGAAGGCCAGAAGATGTGGCAGGTGAAGGAAGTGCGCGCGGCGAGCGTCCGGCAGGCGAAGCGGTACGCCGAGCGCTGGTGTGCGGCCAGGCTTTATCCCGACCTGCCTCTGCGCGAGGCCGTCGCCCGATTGACCGACAGCACCCCGATCCAACTGCCGCCGCCACTGCCTGGCCTACCGCCAACGCGTGCGCAGCAGCAACAGGCGCGGCGCCTCGCTGAGTCCGGGGCGCTGGATCTGACACGGATCAAGGAAGCGCTGGAGCCGCGCAAGCCGCCGGCAGAGACGAAACCCCGAGCGAGGGACGTCCGCACCAAGGCATGGGTGAGAGCAGGGCTGCAGCAGATGCGGCGGGGCGTGTAGGCGTCATCCCGCCCGCAGCTTCACCACGTTGCCATCGCGCAGGCCGTCGAGGTAGTCGGCCCAGACCTGCATCATCCGCACGCGCTCCTGCAGGTGAGATGTGCGGTTGTAGGCCCGGCCATTCGGATCCTTCACCGCGTGCGCAAGCTGGTGCTCGATGATGTCCGGGCGGAAGTGCAGGACCTCGTCCAGAATGGTGCGAGCCGTCGCGCGGAAGCCGTGGCCGGTCATCATCGTGCGGTCGTAACCCATGTTGCGCAGCGCTGCGGTAACGGCGTTCTCCGACATCGGGCGTTTGGCATCGCGGGCTCCAGAGAACACCCACTTGTGCCGGCCGGTGATCGGCTTGATGTCCTCCAAGATCTGCAGCGCCTGTCTGGACAGCGGCACCAGATGGGCAGCACGCATCTTCATCTTGCTGGCGGGGATGGTCCACACGGCCGCGTCGAGGTCGAATTCCTCCCATTCCGCATGCCGCAGTTCGCCAGGGCGCAGGAACACCAGCGGCGCCAGCCGCAGCGCCGAACGGGTGATGGCAGATCCGCTGTACGCCTCGATGGAGCGCAGCAGGCCACCCAGCTGCACGGGGTCTGTAATCGCCGCATGGTGGGCCTCCTTCGGCGGCGCGAGCGCTCCCTTCAGGTCGGCAACCGGGTTTCGCTCCGCGCGGCCAGTGGCCACGGCGTACCGCATGATCTGGCCGCAGTTCTGCATTATCCGGTGCGCGGATTCGATCGCGCCGCGTTCCTCGATGCGCCGGGCCACCCGGAGGAAGTCTGGCGCGGTGAGGTCGGCCACAGAGCGTGACCCGATCCACGGGTACACGTCGTTCTTCATCCATGCTTTGACCTTCTCCGCATAGCTGGGAACCCAAGGGCGCGCGGCCAGCCACTCATTGGCGATGGTCTCGAAGCTGTCCGAGCCCAGGGCGGATTGGGCGAGGGCAGCAGCCTTCTTCTGCGCGCCCGGGTCGACGCCTCGGGCCAACAGCCGGCGGGCTTCGTCGCGGGCCTCGCGGGCGCGGGCCAATGAAACATCCGGGTACAGGCCGATCGACAGCAGCTTTTCCTTGCCGGCGATGCGGTACTTCCAGCGCCAGCTGCGCGCGCCGGTCGGGGTGAGATAGAGGTACAGGCCGCCGCCGTCGGTGATCTTCTGCGGCTTGTCGCTTGGCTTGGCGCGCCTGATGGCTGCGTCGGTCAGAGGCATTGGGGGTATCGCTTCAGTGGGTGCGGTCGGATACCCCTTGATATACCCCCACCGTCTCATGGATTGAAACGGATTGCCCCGGTCTGCTGCGGACAATAAAAAAGCCCGGAAACCCTTGTGATGCGGGGGTTTCCGGGCTTCTCCGGTCCTTGGCGGACCGCTCGTTGGTGGAGGTGGGCGGAATTGAACCGCCGTCCGAAGGCACTCCATCCCCAGCACTACATGCTTAGCTCGCCGTTGAATCTCGTCCCCGAACAGCACGGCGTGCAAAGCGCATCCGGGAACCAGCCTGTTGTGTTCTAGTGCCGGACTGACAGGCAGCCGTCCAGCGCGATTCCATGATAGTGACTCTACACCGCGAGCATGGACACAAGCGGTTTCGAGGCTTAGGCCTTAAGCGGCCAGAGCGTAGTTGTCGTCGTTGGCAACTAGAGTTTTGCAGCTGGATTTACGAGGAAAGCTACCCCCTCGGCATGCGCCAGGCGACTTCACAACCCCCGTCGAAACCAATGCACCCCCGGTTTCTACAGTGCTGCAAGGTACAGGGCCGATTCCGTGTCACCACGGGCAGGGCCTGCCCAACGGTTGTCATGCTACGGCAAAACAGCTGAACAGTCACCTCGCGCGGCCGGTCAATCCGCAACATGTTGTACTGCCTGTGTCATAGCGGATTGCTAACGTCTCCGGCACGGATTTGCGACACACTGGTCGTGACCATCCAGGGCAGGACAGAAACGGGAGACTGTGGGTGACCGACGCGATGCAACAGCGCAGCCTGCGCCAGCTGGTGGGCCCGGTCGGGGCTGACTATCAGCGACGGGCGTTGCCTCCCGGTTGGGTCTGGGCGCTGCTGGCGGTGCTGCTGGCGGCGACCTGGCTGACCGAACTGCCGGCCACCGCAGCGGTGGCGCTGGTCGCCAGCGCAGTGGTGGTGCATTGGCCGCAGCGTGGGCGCACCCATTGGCTGGGCTGGCGGCTGCCGGCGCTGGCGGTACTGGCGGCGTTGCTGTGGGGGCCGGACGTGCTGGCGCAGTGGTTCGAGCACGGCCTGGCGCTGACCTTGATGACATTGGCCAGCCTCAGCATCGGCGTTCACGTGTGGCAGTCGCGGCAGCTGGCGCGCCAGCTGCAGGGTGCAGCCGATGCGCTCGACGATACGCAACTGCTGGCCCTGCTGCCGGCCGATGCAGCCCAGCTCGCCCAGCAGTGGCGGGCGGGCGATGATCGCCACGCGCCGGAACTGGCGGTGGTGATGCACCTGGCCGTGATGCACGCGGCCCTGGCGCCGCGCGCGCGCGGGCAGGGCATGCTGGCCGGTTGATGGCCCGGGCCGCCGGGCATCGCCCGGCGCCACATGGCGGCGGGGCCTGCCTCAGGCGTCGCGGTTGCCGCGCCGCATCACCCGCTGCTTCTCGATCGCCCAGTCGCGATCCTTGGCCGCATCGCGCTTGTCGTGGTTCTGCTTGCCCTTGGCCAGCGCGATCTCGAGCTTGATCTTGTTCTTGCTCCAGTACATCGCGGTCGGCACGATCGTATAGCCATCACGCTCGACCTTGCCGATCAGCTTGTCGATCTCGTTCCGGTGCAGCAGCAGCTTGCGCTCGCGCCGATCCTCGGCCACCACGTGGGTGGAGGCCTGGATCAACGGAGTGATCTGTGCGCCGATCAGGTAGATCTCGCCACGCTTCACGTAAGCGTAGGCGTCGATGATGTTGCCGCGCCCCGCCCGGATCGACTTGACCTCCCAGCCCTGCAGGGCGAGCCCGGCCTCGAAGCGCTCTTCGATGTGGTACTCGTGGCGGGCACGCTTGTTCAGCGCGATGGTTTTGTTGGCCGTCGCGCTCTTTGCTTTATCCTTGCCGCTGTTCTTGCTCAT